ATGACAGCGCCCAGGCTTACCCTAGACGAGCAGATCGACGGCGAGATCGAGACAATCATGTACACCTGTGCGCCGCAGGCCGTGAAGGCGGAAGCGCGCAAGCGGCGCGACGCCCTTCTCCGAATGCGGGATGTCGCGAGGACGCAACAGATCAAGCCGCCCCGAGCCGGCGACCCGTACTGCAAGCGCTGCGGCGGCTTCGGCTACCTGATTTTCTCGGTCGATGACTGCACGTGGGATCAGTGTGCCTGCACTCCTTTGACGGAGGAAGATGAATGAGCGCTCTGCTTGAGTTCGCAGAGAAGGAGCTACGTGCCGCGCCCGGTCGCATGGATTGGGATCGGATGATGCTCCACCGAGACATCGTTGCGTTGGTCGCGCTGTTCGACGCGCAGCGGCATTCGGGGGCGTCGGCGCGCTATGCGGTCGATGCTTTGGTGCGGCTACTGCGCTGGCAGAAGCTCGACGCTGCCGAGAACGATCCGGCCCCGACCGACGCCGAGCGTCAGCGCGATCTCTACGCCGCCACCTTGCGCAACGCTCTCGTCGCCATGGGGGCGAAGAAGACGTGCCCGAATATGCGGGCTGCGATCCGGCGAGTTCTCGAAAACCCCGCCACCTAGACCCGCCACAGACAGAGGGGAGAGAGGGATGATCCACCGCCTTCATCACATGATCGGCTCGCCTCAAGTGGGCCAGAGCCATCCGACGATGGGCTACGTGCGCGCCGTGCCGTGCCCGTTCTATGGGGGCTTGCTGGACCGGCTGCGCGATGCTGTGGCGGTCGTCCGCGGGGAAGCCTTCGCCGTGAAGTGGCCCGAGGGCGGCGAGCTTGAAAAGGCGCTCGGGTCTAACCCCCGCCCTGCTGAACGGAGCGCATGATGAGCGAGGCATTCTTTTCGAAAAGATTTGAGGAGAACTGAGCATGGACCAGTACGGAATCTTTGATCTGCCGCCTGATGACCCCGATCGGACCCGGCTCGGAACTGTGCAAAAGTTCGCGGGCAATAAGCCGGCCGAGCGTTGGTTCGCATCTTCGGCCCACGATCAACGCCAGGGCTTCCGAACGCTCAAGGCGGCAAGTGCTTGGCTCAAGAGGCTGCACGACGAAAAGCAGTCTACCCCATGACGACGGAGGGCATGATGAGCGAGAAGACCGATACCCTTGGCGACGCCCTGCCCCGTGAGATGGCGCGAGTGCGGGAACTCATCCCGCTCTACGACGCCGTGCCGATGGGCTACCTCGCGGCCGGCATGATGCGCCAGTCCCTTGATGTTGCGGCTCGGGCGCTGGCTGAGGGCGATGTCGTGGCGATGATCCGGTGCCACGAAGACCTGAAGGGCTACGAGGTCTAGCCTTCGCCGGCAGATCGAACGGCTGGAGAGCCTGGAGTTTTGAGGAGGTGGGGATGATCGATTTTGAGGCGAAGCTCGCGGCAGCGATGACCGAATACGGCAAGTGGGGAACCGGGTTCGACAGCCGGCGGCCTGAAGGCGCTTGCGCATGGGTCGGGCGAGAGGATCACCCCGGCCAGTGGACGGAAGTACAGGCGTATCCCGGCTCGTTCACGGCCGATAACGCTCTACACGAGCACGCGATGCGAGCGGCGTTGAAGGCCGCGCTTGCGGTTGAGGGCTGACCCCGCCCCACCGCTTCCGAGACAGAAGGATAGGAGAGGACAATGCCAAAGCTCACCGAACGACAGGTCGCCCTTTTGCGCGAAGCCGAGAAGCATGTGATTTCAGAGACAGGGAATGACTACTATCGGGTCGGTGGGTACGGCATGGCTCCGATCCGCTACGACTATCGCTCATTCCGCAAGCTGCGAGACATGGGCCTCGTGGCGCACAAAGACGGCGGCTGGCGGGCCACTGATGCCGGCCGAGCGGCCCTCGGCGAGCCCACCGCCCCGCGCTAACCTCCCCGCATGAAGCCCACCATCCCCGACCACACCGTCGAGCCCTCAGATGGCCACTTCGTCGTGAAGGTCGGGACACACACCGCCGGCACCATCTCCGAGGACAAGGAGCATCCTGGCCTGTGGTTCGTGATTGACGAGCAAGGGGCGTTTATGGGCCGGCAGATGTCGAAAGAGCGAGCCGCGGAGTTCCTGGCGGCTTGGTTCGTGGCGGATGAGGATAGCTAGCATAGAGTCGGAACGGCGTTTTTGGCATGAATTTCGGCCAAAACACTATCGATCGCAATGGCTTGCGCGAGTGAGTCGGGAGCGTTCTAGCGCCAAGCTTTCGGGCACGAAAAAGCCCGCTGCGGCGGGTGCCGAGCGGGCTGAGATGCGCTTAGGGCGCATCCTTTTCTACTACTGCTAGCCATTCCTCACGCTGGTCAGGCGTCATCACCTCCCATGCAACGATGGCCGCCACGACGTGGCGAGGTATCCCGCTCTCCCAATGCTGGTGCCCTCGCGCCGGCCGAGCTTGAGCGTGTTGCCGAACGTGATGTCGCCGTTGGCACGGATCTCACCGGGCGGCAGGGCACGGGTCTGCGCGAGCGCGGGCGCGCCCAGAGCCACCAGGGCGAGGAGAGGGGCGAGGAAGCGCTTCATTACAGGCGAATCCACAGGTTGGCGGCGCCGCGGCGGAAGCGGACGGCCTGATAGGGGCTAGTGAGGACGATCGAGCCGTCTCCAGCGATCGTGTCACCAGTGCCCGAGCCGGGAATTATCGTGATAGTGAGCGATTCAGAGCAGGCCCCACTCTCGTCGGCGATCACAAGATCCTGGCCGAGCGGAAATGTGTCTACGTCAGGAAGGGAAACCGTGCGGGCAGCGGTCAGCGATACCATGCCAACCTGCACATCTGTGGAAAGGCACTGATAGTCAGCGTCGGATACGGTGGTATGCCCGCGCTGCGCTGCCGCGGCGAGGGCGGCGCCGACGGTCCTAACACCGCCGTGCCCGTCCGGCACAGGCGCTGCGGCAAGCGCCGAGCCCACCCGTGCGTCGCCAGGGCGCATAGCGGTCGGGACACCCCCCACCCTCGTGGAGAACGTAAAGTCATCAGAGGGCATGTGGATGCCTTGCTGTCAGTTGAATTCGATGCTGAAAAGCAGACGCTCGCTCCGAACGGAGAGAAACGATCGGACGGTAGGCGCGCGCCCCGCTGTCGGAACGGGGCGCGGCGATCAACTCGTCACCACGAACGAAACACGTCGAGCGACGGTCCCAGAGTAGCCGATGAGCTTTATGGCCAGCCGCGTCGCTGTGGACTGAGCGAGCGAAGGGACAGGCACCTCGCCCTGCTGGACGCCGAAGTCGTCCCCCCATGACGCCAACAGCTTGAGCGGAGGGGCGGAGAGCGTACCTGACGGAATATCGGCATAGAGGAATCTCTGATCCGCAATCTGTGTCGGCACGCCGGACCGCGTACCGACGACAGTCGCGGCGCCGGTCTCGTGATTGATTTCAATCAGTTCATCGCCATTTCCAGCGCCGTTGAGCGCAGAGACTATGGCAGCTTCGGAAAAGCAGCCATTGGATCGCTTTCCTGTGCCGTTGACGACAGACCAGAAATAGTTCGCCAATCCGTTGTTGTTGTACTCTCGGACGTTCTTCTTCGCATTCCCGGCGTCACCGAAGTTTATGATTCCGGCACCCGGCCGAGCGGTCTCGACCCAGGAAAACTTGTTTTCGTAGATATTGATGTTCAGGACGCCGGGGGCGTCAACGTTGAAGATGTAGCGCGGAAAGCTGTCTTTTACGAACGTGAAATCGTTATCGAAGACACTGATGTCAGCGCATCCGATCCCGCATGTGAGCCAGTCCCACAAGAAGGCACCGGGATCGGCAACGCCAGGGCGGGCAGCGTTGACGATGAACAGGTTTCCTTTGATCTTGACGTTCTGGACAGCCTTAAAGTCGAAATATGTTCCGTAGCACTCGATCTGATTGTCGATTATGAACAATTCTGGCGAGGGATAGCCGCCGCCGTTGTCCATGGTCGTATTGTGGAACTTTACAGCCTGAAGGCACGAGTTAATATTGCACTGCTTGATATATATTCCTTCCATCGTCTTTTTGGCGAGGAAGTTGATTCCGTTTTTGTACCACGAAATATCGCAGTTGTTGAAGCGGAAGAAGAAGGCGCCTTGTACGTCTCCGAACTTCTCTTTGTCGAACGTCATATAGACGCCATCGCCCTTGGTCATGAGGTCGCCGCCCAGGCTTCCAACGATCTCAACACCTTCCCAGCGCAGGTTGCCTGTTCCGGTGCCAGCGACGGCACGCCCCCAATAGTTGGTGAGGGAATTGCCAGATCCGACAATCCGAACCGTGTCCATGCAGAACCCGCCGGTCGTCGGGTCTTGCTCAACGGTTAGGGCCGTGCCGCAGACTCCAGCGCAGCACAGATTGACCCCCTTCATCTCGAAGCGGGCGCCGGGAAGGGCCTGATAGCCAGAGGCGACCGTACCATGCACCCAGCCATCAATGCCGGGCTTGGTCCACGTGATGTAAGAGTTGTTGCCTCGAACGGTGGTTGCGACCTTGCCGGTGAAAATCGTGATTGAGCTTACGCCGTAGGAACCATCGGGAAGTTCCACGACGAGCGGGTCGTTGTTCAGCGATCGGGCATGATGCTCATCAATGAATTTCTGGATCGCGTGTCCGTCGATTTCTTCCGAAAGGGAAGTCGCGCGGGGGAACACCGCCTTGGCCGCCGCCAAACCAGCAGCCCCAACGCCAAAGCGCTCCGACAACGGATGTGAGCCACCGTCGCCGACAAAGCCAAGGGCTCGCAGACTAGCGCCGCGCTTCATTAGATCGGCGATCCAATCGGGCAACGGTCGCAGAATGCTCGGGGCCGTGAACGGCAGGGCGGCCTTCAGCCCTTCGGTGCGACCCACCTTCTCTGACAGCACCGGAGCCAGAGCAGGCGGCGTGACGAACTTGCTCGGGTCCTCACCGGCTGCGACATCGTCGGGGGTAGCAGCCGACGCAAAGCCGGTCGGCACGACCAGCGCGGTGCCATCGCTGGAGATGACCTCCGCCTCCCCCAGAGCGACCACGATCTGGCTCGACGACACGGCTGTTGCAACGACCTGGCTCCAGCCAGAGGTCGGGGCAGTGGGTGTGAGGCTGCCTCCCGCCCCGACGAAAAGGGGCGTCCCGGCTGCGAACCCGCCATCAGGTCCGCGAAGGTCGCCGGCATTCTGAATCGATGCCTGAAGCCCTGCAGAAGCGCCACGCGCCGTAATGCCGATGACCCGCCCCCTATGCGCGGTGTTTGACGGATCGGCGGGGGTTACCGAGCCATCGTCGTTGGCGACAAGCGCCCTCCAGGCCGGGATGCCGACCCCAGCCGTGCGGGTGAAGATGACGCCCTGACCCGGCGACCCGTCACGCCCGTCGCGGCCATCTCTGCCATCCGCGCCATCTGCCCCGTCGCGGCCGGGCGTGCCGATGCCGGGCACATAGATGGCGGACGGCGCGGGCGCCGTGCTTCCGATGATAGCCATGCAGGATTCCACGACACAGATGGGCGCGGAGGCGGAACGCCTCGACGCGACGGATGGAGGTGGGGGGTTGGTCGGGGATCAGGCGACCCGCGTCACACCGGGCACGATATTCGCCGTGCCGCTGAAAACGCGACGAGTGACGCTGCCCTCGCGAGCGATCAGGTCGTAGTCGTAGAGGGCAGGCGCGACGCCGCGCATCGTGGCGGCCGGAAGCGCGATGTTGACGGTGCCGCCGGCACCCGAGTTCACGAGTGACGGAATCGGCAGAGCGGCGGTCGAGGCCGACAGGATCACGGTGGCCGGATAATCTGAGGCCGTGCCCAATGAGCGGCGCAGTTGCATGTCGAAGCGGATGCCGGAGATGTCCTGCAAGACGCCCAGCACGGAAAGGGAAAAGCCGTCATCGACCGCGAACGCTGTCGTGCCCTGCTTCACCGTCAGGCTGATCCCGTTGACGGCCAACGGAGCCCCCACCACGCCGCGGGCCAAGTCGGATGCCCCTCCGCCCACCTGGAGCAGCGAGAGCGAATAGAAGGTCGCTCCGGCTTCGATATCGGTGATGACTACCCGGTACGTGCCAAGGGGAGCATAGGGCTGCACCGTAACAACGCCGACCGTGCCATTGCCCTTGTTAGTCGGGTCGGCGACCTCCACCGGATTGCTGGCGACCACGAAGGCGAAGCCGTCGACCCAGTCCTCGTTGGTGCCGATCTCGAAATCCTGCCTGCGCGGGATGATGTTGAGGATCTGGCTTGCCACGGCGCGGATCAGCCCGAGATCTTCAGCGCTTGGCGGAACAGATCGTCGATGGCGCTGTCATCGAGGTCGAGCAGTTGGCCGATCTGGGTGACGTAGGTGTTCCCTCGCTCCCAAACCCCGGCCAGCGCATACCAATCCTTCACCTCGTCGTCCGCCTCGGCAATCTTCGCCTCGACCCGTTCGCGCAGGCCGGAGCGACGCAGCTGGATCTTGGCCTGTGCCGCGCTGATGCTCGGCGGGACCGGCTCGGGCTGGGCCGGGGGCTTTTTGAACCGCCCCTTGGCGTAGAGATCGCCTTCGGCCACGCCATCGCCGCAGGCCACGAGTTGCGTCGCGAACTCCGGAAGGAAGATGTCCTCGCCCGGCTTCAGGCCGTCCTCCACCGACAGGATCTCGCGAACCGTCCCATCCACCACGTGTGCGAAGGTCTGCATCTCGAAGGCCCCGATCAGTACTGGATGAAGATGGCGCCATCGGCGCCGTTGCCGCCGACCTGAGCCTCGTTGATGAACCAGATGCCGCCGCCGCCCGAACCGGGCGCCAGACCGTCCAGCACACCATTGAGGTTGCGGGTCGCGGTCCGGCCGCCACCACCGAAGGCAGAGGCCGCTCCTTGGCCACCCTGAGCATCGTTGCGCACCGGATTGCCGTCGCCGCCATTGGACCCGTAGAGGTTTCGCTGGCCGCCGAGCCCCACGCCCGGAGTGCCGCCGGGCGAAGCGCTGGGGCCGCCGCGCCCACCCGCGCCACCAGAAGCCTGCATCAGGGATCCGACTGACGTTGTGCCGCCCGTCGTGGCTACGGCATCCGCCGCATTGTTCGCACCGATACCCTTGGCGCCAACGACGAGGTTGATGACGTCGCCCGGCGTGACGCGGAACCAGCCGGCCGCATAACCACCGGAGCCGCCACCGCCCGACGACCATGTCACGCCGCCGCCGCCACCCCCGCCGCCGCCGCCGGCACCCACGCATTCGGCGAAGATCCAGAACACACCCGCAGGGACGTTGAACGTGTAGCTCCCGGCGGAGGTGTAGGAGGAGAGCCGCCGGGCCGGCAGGTTTGAAGACCGGATGCCCTGCACTCGAAGAACCGAGCCGTCGTCCGTCATGAGCAGGACGTCGCTTGCGCCCCAGTCGCCGGCCTGGATCTGCGTCCCGTCCGACCGAACCACGGCGCGGGCGCCCTGGCCATCCAAATTCGCGACCACCGGCCCGCTCGGAGCAAACAGCACGCGGATCAGATGGAGCGAGCCTGCTTCGTAGGAGGCGATGTTCGGGGCGACGTCGGCGACGATGTTGTTCTGCGAGCCGGTGTCGATGCCGTAGTGGACGCGCTGCGCGCTGGGCACCACGCTCGATCCAACAAACTGACCGAGCGCGGCCTGAAAGTTGGTGCGCAGCGCGGCGAGATCGCCGTTGTCACGCGCGTCGTAATTCTGCGCTGCGATGAAGTCGCCGAGCATGGAGGCGAAGACGCTACCCTGCCGCCACGCGTTGTTGGCCAGCAGAGGATCAGCCTCGCCTTCGACGACGCCAGTCTGCCGTGCGGCGTTCGCCGCGTAGCTGCCGATGGTATAGACGTTCGCTCCCGCACCCGTGGCCCACGGGTAGAAGTCGTTCTGACCAGCCATTGCTTGCCTGCAGGTTAGGGGAGGCCGAGCCTCAAGCTTTGTTCAGCAGATATTCCGGCGAGACGGCCCACGCGCCCTTGCCCCAGCCGGAAATGTACTTGTTCTGCACGCCGAATCCGAAGATCGGCTTCCGGTCAACGGAAGTGATCCGGTAAGCCAGATCGACACCGGCCGGTTTCAGGCGGAGCGCGTTCTGCCCAAGAAGCCCAAGGAGGATCGGCGGCGGGATCTTGCCGGCGACGCAGATACTCATCGCGACGTTGACGGTGCCGATGTTCGGCTTACGGATGCCATCGGCGCGCCATGAGCCCTGCCCCCAGCCGCGGCCGGGCGTGGCCCAAGCGAAGGTCGTGCGCGGGAACGGAACCTGCCCCTTGTCCTGGATGAAGACATAGGTCTCGGGGTCGACGAAGAAGGCGTCCAGCACCTCCTGCGCGCCGGGTACCGTACCGTCCCACCGATTGGCGAGCACGACGGCCTTGAGGAGGCGGCGGTAGGTCTCATCGTCGAGGAGCGAGATCGCGAAACGCTGCGACGAAGGCTGTTTCCAGACGCCCTGCCCCCAGCCGCGGCCCGGGGTCGCCCAGGCGAACCATGCGTTCGGGATCGGCACCGGCACCCGGCGCGAAGGTCCGATCCACTCGCCATCCACGTCGAGTTGCGTGCCGACCGCCGTATCAAGATCGTAGGCGCCTGGAATCGCGGCGACGACAACCTTTGCGGCGACGACCGGATCCAGCGTGCCCGACACCGTCGCGGTGAATTTCGGATGCCCCGATTGCCATGGCGTGATCCGGCCGACGTAGTCGGCGAGGGTGACCATCACCCGATCACCGTGACGTTGACGTCGGCGGGATCGCAGATCAGCCGCTCGTAGAACGCCACCTCGATGTCGCTGGCGTCACCGGGCGCGAAGCCATCGCGCGTCGCCACCATGCCGTCAGGCACGATCTCGAATGGCGCGGAGATCGGCGATTCCTTCAGGTTGGCGGCATCGTAAGCGCGGGTGAGCGGCAACCGATTGCCGATGCCGAGCGCGTTGACCCAAGCCGCCACGGCCTGCTGGATGGCGGCCTTGGTGTCGGCCGTGTAGCCGCGGAACACCCGGATCGGGATGTAAAAGGCGACCTTCACCGGCTTCGAGCGAAAGAAGCCGACGTCGTGCGGCACGCCGTAGGCATCGGTGACCGGGACGATGATGTCGCCGTAGAGCCCGACGCCAGGCGTCTTCTTGCGCGCCAGGATGCCAGCGATGTCATTGACGTCGCCGCCGTCCACTACCGCTGCGATTGAGTGCGCCGGCACGCCATAGGCGTCGATCAGGTTGCTGTCGTTCTCGTAGACGCGGCTTGCCGCCACGCCCGTCACCGCCATCAGCGCCCCGCGCAGGGAGTCGAGGGGGGTATTGGCGGGCAGCCCCGTCGAGAGCGCCTGCCGCTGGCGAAGCTGCAGATCGGTCTCCACTGGCAGGCCGGGCGCCGCCGGGCTCGGGTTCGTCACCGACTGCCATCCGAGCGTCGGTGTCGCGATGATCGTGACGGTGTTCGTCGGCGCCGCGATGGCGCCCTTCACCTGGCATGTGGCCGTGACGGTGATCTGCCCGGCAGGCGGGATCACGACCGGGTCGGGCAGGTTCCAGGCCGTGCCGTTCGCATCGCGCACCACCCCGGCCGAGACGATCGAGCCGACCTGTCCGACGATGAGCAGATCCACCGTCGAGTAGGTAGCCGACTTCCGACGGATGCCGTTCAGCTTCACCACCGACGACAACCCCTCACCCTGCGCGGTCGAGGGCGAGAAGGCGTTGAAGACGGCGACCGTCTGCCCGTTGCAGTCGTGGATCGCGTTCGCCAGCAGGGCCATGAACTGCCCGTCCTGACTGTCCGCGCCGAGGTAGACGTCCTGGCCGTAGATGCCGCGGTAGGCCGTCTGCATGTAGCCCAGCACGTTCTCAAACGTCGGGCGCACAATGCCGGCATTCGTGATCTGGCAGATGGGGGTGGTGCCCATGTCAGCGCGCCTCGCGGACTGAGGTGGAGACGGTCGCGGTGTTGGCGGTCCGCCCCTGATGGTCGGTCCGGCTAAAGCTCGTGATGATCGTCGCGGCGACCGTGAAGCCGCGCGTGTCGCGGTTCAGGACGCTGTCGTAGCGCGCGATCTCGGTGACGCCGGGCGTGTCGAGGACGCGGGCGCGCAGGGCTGGATCGCGCAGCGTCTCGGTGCGCTTGCCGAGCACCTGTGTCTCGTAGGGGGTGCCCTCGTCGAGATCCAAGTACCACTGGCCCTCCCACAGTTGCAGGCGGCTTTCGACTACCTGCGCCACGGCCTCGGGCACATCCCGGTGAAAGGCGGCCTGATTGCCGCCGAACACCATGTCGCCGGTCTCGTCGACCTTGCGCACGCGCATCAGCGGATCACCTTGGCGAGCGTGTAGGAGGCGCGCTGAACGCCGTCGGCGGGCGTCTGGGCGGCCATAGCGAGCAGGACGGCCCCGGCTCCGATCAGGGCGCCGACGAAGCCGTTGGCGATGCCGGTGAAGCCGCCGCCGACCTGGCCCGTCAGGGTAGGCGCCTTGAAGCTCTTGTCCGAGCTGACGGCGTCGGTGAAGTGGGTCGCGCCCTTAAAGGTCGTGCCCTTGGCCGCATCCACAGCGAGCGCCGTCGTAGTCTTGATCGAGATGCCGCCCGTCGGACTCACCGACACCATGTGCTTGCCGCCGTCTGCCGCCATGGACGGCCCGTTCTTCGGGTGCAGGTCGAACACGTGCTTCCCGTCGTCCGAGCGCATCTGTGCCGACTCGGTCGAGTAGTTTTGGAGCTTGCGCTTGCCGCTGCGGACGCCGGGGATGAAGAACCCGTCCGAGAGGCTGTTGCGGCGCGCGTCGATCGCCGGCTGAGCGCCGCCCTGCTGGTGCCACGCGTCGAAGCCGCGGGACGACACGAGGTAGATGCCCTCCTCGCCCGCCTTGATCGGGAAGGTCGAGGTCATGCCGCCGCCGCTGGCGAACTGGATCGGCACATCGGAGAACGGCGGCATCTCCACCAGTTCCTTGCTACCATCTGGCTTTCTGCGCACCGCTTTCACGAGCGCCTTCAGCTTCACGGTGTGGCCGTCCTTGCTGTCCTCCGACACGCCAACGGGGATCGCGATGTGCAGCCCAGAGAGCACCGCATCGCGGATCGTTTCGTGCAGCTCGGTGTCGTCGTCGAAGCGGTAGCGCAGATCCATCAGTTGCCCTCCGCGTCCGAGATGCCGCGCGAGATCAGCGCCGGGGATGCGCCGCCGTCCGCCTTCACGCAGACGATCTCGGTGTACCAATTGGGTCCGCGGGTATCGCCGTTGTGCTCGACGAGCAGGGCCTTGTAGAAGCCATCCGCCGCCACCCCGAGGATGCCGCCGTCCTTCAGCAGTTCGTTGGTAGCCCCAGCCCCGTAACCGGGATTGAGGCTGGCGCGCTGAATGCTGCTCTCGTTGATCTGGAGCTTCGTCCCAGGCCGGATTCGGTAGTTCAGCAGGCACCGAACGATGACGCCTTGAAGGGTCTGCTCGGGCAGGCCCACCATGCCGGTGTCGGAGTTCAAAACCACCGCTCCGTCCGGCAGCGTGTTCTGGTTCTTGAGAATGTTCAGCTTGCCGTTGTGGATGTGCCACGAGGCGCCGGTCGCCTCGCAGACCTCTCGCAGCAAGTCTTTCGCCATGCCGAAGCAGATGAAGTTGCGCGGGAATTTCTTGTTGCCGAGGTCGTCGATGTGTCCGACGCTGACGCCGTACTCCTGAAGCGCCTTAGCGGCGACATCAACCCGATCCCGGAAGGTGTGGCCCGCAGCAAGCGCCTTGTTGACCACCGCGAAGTTGCGGGGGCGCTCCGAGCCGGTGGCGAGGATGTGGACGTAGGTGTCCACGACGTTCTCCCGACCGGACCGCACTTGGATGATCTCGCCGGAGAAGATGGTGCCGATGTCCTGATCGTAGCCGGCGCTGATCTCGACCTTCTTGTACTCCTCGCGGATCGCCTCGATGGTCGTCCGGCTCGGGTTCGTGATGAACAAGTTCAGGACGTGCGGCGTCGAGCTGTCTTTCTGCTGCGTCGCAAACCGCATGCGAAGGCTACTCGGATCAAGCGCCTTGCCTCCGACCGTGAAACTGGCCTTCCAGTTTCGAGCGTATTGCTGTCCCATCGCCCGTCAGGTCGCCACGAAATAGAGGTGCGAGGTGACGCCGAGGCCGTCAAAGGTAGGAGCCTCGCCGGTATCCCGATCCGTCGTCACCACGAGAGCGCCAGGCCATTCCATGTGCGCGTATTGCGCAAGCAGATTAACGCCAGGGATAAGCGGGATGCCGGCCAAGAGGATCGCCCCGTCACCCTTGCCGATGTCTAGCGTCCAGCCGCCCTCGTCGGCATCGTTGAACATCAAGCGCATCCGGTAAGACACACCACCGAGCGTGATGGAAAATGACTGCGCCTCAGGCGTCAGCGGAATTTCGACAATCGCCACAGATCAAGATCCGAAGACATTATAGGGGTCCGCGTAGACGCCCTCGCCGCCTACCGAAGGGCTGCTTCCCACCACACTCTGTTCAGGCAACGTCACCTCAAGCGGCCCGCCCGAACTGATGCCGTCCAAGCCGAATTGGTTAGGGCTCAGGCCGAACGAACCATTTCCGTCTGTACCGAAGCCACCTGGAGAAAAGCTTGGATTGTTCGGGTTGAAGTTCGGCTGGGCGGCGCCGATGAATTCTTGACTGCCGACGCCGACGCCCTGTTGCTCGCCCTTGTTCTGCACTCCACCGGTCGATGCCGGGTTGGTTTGCGAGGCGCCGGCTCCGGCGGTGTTGGTGCCCGTACCCGTCGTCTTTGTGGAGACGATGATGATTTGCTGAAGCCGCACCGCGACCGCCAGTACGTTCTCTGTCCTCGCCTCCGTCGTCACGCCGAGGTCCGCGATCAGCATGTCCCGATAGGCGCGCTTGCCCGTGTAGACGCTGAACGGCTGCCGAGAGGCTTGGAGGCGCCTCAGAGCGTCGTAAACCTGCCGCGCGTAGCCCGCGTCGCCGTGCGATGAGTTGGAGAACCCACACCGCATCTCAACTTCGGCGGGACGCAGGAAGGCGTGATCCGTGATCGCCGCCCCCTTCTCCACAGGGTGCTGCGTGATGATGAGGCTGTCGCGGTGGGTCTCCTCAATCACGACATCGGGGATGATGCCGCCGATGGACCGCGAGGAGGTCGAGATCAGCGCGTAGGTGAGTTCGCCGAGAAGGGCCATGCGTCAGCGGCCCTCCTACCGAGCCGTCATTCTCTTCGTGGCTTCAGCAGCTCTCGCACGGCGTCGTCCGCGTTGCCGATCGGCTTCAGCGGCTCGGACAAGGCCAGAGCGATCCGGGCAACGTCTTGAGGGTTAGGCGCTCCGTCACGGATGCGTGCCAAGGCGTCGCCGAACTCTTCCAAAGCCTGCGCCGCCTGCCCCGAGGCTGTTTCTTCGGCCGGCACCCCGTCGAGGTCGGAGGCCAAATCCTCAGCATCAGCACGCAGATCCTCAACCATCTCGGCGAGGGTCATGCGCGGTGTGGGCGGTGGCGAGCGGGGCACCGTCCCACGGTAGGAGGAACAGGCGGACTCGACAAGGCGTTTGCAGCGGTTAGGTTCGACCAATGCGCTTGCTCGCCGCCCTCACTCTCCTAGCCCTCGTTCCATGCTCCGCTTGGGCTCAGGCGTCGCGCGATCAGGACGGCTTCCCAATCTACGACGCCGAGGCGCGCTGCCGCCACAACTTCAGAGGCAATCCTGGCATCTGCGTTGACGCCGAGCAGCGGGATTATGACCTCGCGCGGATGCTCTGGCCCAACCTTTCTCCTGCGCAGAAAGTCAAGTGCGCGGCCTACGCCGATACGTCTGAGCCTCGCCGATACGCTGCGGTCTCAGGCTGCGTCACCCTGCACACGGATCTCAATGACGTCCAGCGCCGGCAGGCAACCACCAAATTCCGGTACTGACCTCATGAAGCGCAGCGCCCTTGCCATTACCGTTGCCATGGTCCTTGCGGCTTCGGCCGCCGAGGCACGCACCATCTTCCCTGAATTGATGTCTCGCTTCGACATCGCCCATGCTGCCTGTCAGAGCGGGCCAGAGCGGGCGCCTGAGACCCGCAGGGCTTGCCGAGAGCGCGACACTTATTGGCGCAAGCTCCGCGACGCGGGCTACACCCTGCATCGCGACCCGACCAACCCGAACGGTTACGTCTGGCAGTAGCTACCTGATCGCGGTCTGCGCGTTGCGCAGGCTCAGGTCAGCAACGCGGGTCTGAGCACGCTCAACACGGTTTGCGACCGACGCGGGATCGCCCGTGCCATCCACTCGGATCTCGGTCTTGTGCTCCAGCTTCACGTTGTTGGTCGAGAGGTTGTTTGTGTTCGCTCCCATTGGTGGAGCACCGGTCAGCGCGTTCACATCGAAACCGCCAGGGCTCATGTTCATGCGGGGGAAAGCCGGGGCCTTCGGCGGAGGAGCAGTCAACTCCGGCTGCGCCCCACTCTCCAAGAACCTGCGAGCCCGAGCCCCATGCGTCCGGCGCATGTTCTCAACGTGGCTGCGCACTGTGCCGTTGCCGTCGCTGGCGTTGTAGCGGCCAGGCGTGCCGGCGTTGATGGTGCTGTAGAGGTCCAGCAGGCCCATGCCGGGCTTGAAGCCGCGGGTCTTGAGGTAGCGAACGACGGCCGGCAACTGCTCTTTGAACGTCTGCTTATCGTTAGCGCCAAACTGCGCCCGCTCGGAAGGGCCGAACTGGATCAGCCCCATGTACCGCCCGCCCTTGCCGCCATAGATGCTCGGACTGAAGCGACCGCCCGTTTCATAGCTGATGACGGTGGCCAGATCTTCCGGTGATGTGCCAAGTTCTTTCGCGGCTTGCTTGAGGGCAGCCGCGTTATCGCCCGTGAAGTTGTAGTTCGTCTTATCGGCTTCTGCTGCGCGCCGAGCACGGCGCGCAATGCCGGTCTCCGCGTTCAGGCTGGTCTTCTCGGGAGACCCGCCGAGCCATGTCGGGCGGCGACGCCACGCGTCTCGCAATCCTCCGACGAACCCACCCCGAGAAGCCCCCTGCTCTCGATTGATCGCTTCCTCGCCCTCGCGGATCGTGTCCGCGCGCCCCTCTGCCGTGCTGTTCTTGTAGACGTCCATGCCGATGCCGGCGAGGAGCGCGATCCATCCGAGCTTTACCTTGCCGAAGGCGCCGAGGATGCGAACCAGCCACGAGCCGACGAGGAAGACCGCGAAAGCCTCCATCGCGGCTTGCAGCCCTTCCTTGCCGGTCAGGTGTTCGGCCATAGACTGGAAGCCCTGCGCGACCGGCGTGAGCGCCTTAACGATGTCTGTGAAGGCCGTGACGAGCGCGATGGCTGCCGCGATGATCGCCTCAATGGCTTTCGTAATCGTCTCCGGGTTCTTCTCAATCCAAGACCGGATGTCCTCAAGGAACTTCGTCAGCACCGGGGACAGATCAGTCAGGATCTTCTCGGCGACCGCCTGCGCGGATGCCTGCAAGCCGCGCAGCGCCGTCATGAACTTGTTCGACGAGGCAGCAGCCGCATCGTTGTTCAGTCCGACCGTTCGCGCCGTTCGCTCGTACTCGGCGCGGAATTCCTTGATCTCCTTCCGGTAGGACGAGAGCGTGTTGAAGGTCTGCTCGTCGATCCCGAGCAATGCGGCCATCTGCGCCCCGACGTAGTAGGGGTGCTTCTTCTGGATCGCGTCGATGGCGTCGGTCAGGACATCGACGCTGTCACGGGTCTTGCCTCCTGCCTCCGTGGCAACGCCCAGATCCCGCACGAACTGGCGGATGCCGGGGTTGGTCCGCATGGACCGCGAGAACGATTCGATCGCCGAGACCGCACCAGCGCCCGAGCCGCCGACTTGGCCGAAAGCGTAAGCGAGCCCCTTGATGTTCTGGACCGTCGCGCCGGTCCGCTGGCTCACGAAATAGAGATTGTCGAACTGCGCAGCGATCTTGGCAACCGCTGCCGTTGCGGCCAGGGCGGCGGCGCCGAGTGCAGTCGCCAGAAGCGCGGCCTGCTTCGTGACGCTGCCAATCGCCTCGGAAACGCGGCGCTCGCCCTCCCGATCGACTTTCCACCCGAGGGATACTACGAAGGATTTTAATACGTCATCAGCCATTCGGACGCTGGGCCTCTTGGATGCGACGTCGGTTCTCGGCTGAGTATGACATTGCCTCGTTTATTTCCACGAGGTGTTCGATTTGCAGCGGGCCTTCGAGCAGATCGATGTAGCTATAATAGCCAAGTTCGATCGGGCCCATATAGAACTGCTCTTCGTCCGGCATCGACAAAAGATCGACGTCTAGAGACTGGCCCCGCCGTTCGATTGAAGGGCGAGGCCCTTTTGAAAAAGCGCGGCGTAGTTGTCTCGAAGCACGTTGGCTGCGATCTGGAGAAGCGCCATCAGGTCGATGTCGTCGAACATGTTGCGCCCGCCGTCGAGCTTCACCTTCGCCCAACCGGCTTCGCCCTGCTTGCGCTCGACCACCTCAAGGCAGCGGTCGAGGATGTAGTCGGAAGCGTCGTCCGACAAACTGCCGATGGCCTGCGCGAGCGGCACCAGCGTGCCGTTCAGATCACCCGTAGCGACGGACTGGAGAGGCGCCAGGATAGGAGCCATGCGCCGCATCACGTGGAACTGCGTGCGGGCGTTCATCTTCTTCGAGCGGTAGGTGTGCCCGTCAACCTCGAACTCGTTCATCGCCGCCTCACGCGCCCGTGACGATCATGCCGATGCCGAGCTGCGTGCTCACGTCGGCCGAGTTGAACGTCCATTCCATCATCCCACCGTCCTTGCCGTTGACGTTGTCGGGGCGCTTCACGAAGGCACACTGTCGGCAGGAGTGATCGTCACCCCAAGCCGGGTTCGACATCGTGATGACGTTCTGCCCCGTGTAGGCGCTCGACGTGCTCTGGAAGTTCATCATGGCCATCAGCGCGGCGTTGGCGGGGCTGGTCTTGAGCAGGCGCACCCGCACCCGGCCGGCGTTCGAGGCGTGCAGGTTGTGCATCGCCCCGCGGCCGGCACCGGTCGTCATCGACGTCTTGTCGTCGATCATCTCGATGGAGATGCCCTCATCGGCCACGGACTCGTCGGAGAGGTTGATGGTTCCGCCGGGGCCGGTGATCGTGGCCACGACGTCTTGGAAGGAGTAGGTGGGCATCGCGGACCCTCGATTAGCGGTTAGCGGTGATGCTGATGATGACCGCGTGGACAGCGCCCGCGAGCTTCACGGCGACTTGGAAGGGGACGGTCTTGCGCGCGGCGCGGTCGGCCTCCGACTGCGTGGCGATCGGCGGGGCGTAGACGAAGAAGCCGTTCTCCAGCACGTCGCCCGTGTTGAGCGAGCCGATCTTCGGTCCGGTCCAGACGCCGGGGGCGAGCATGCCGTTCGTCACGGCTTGGTAGCAGCGCGACTTGATGACAGCCTTGATCATCTCCATGCCGGCGTCGGTCTGCGGCACCTTCGTCGTACGCGTGTAGAGCAGGTTGTAGACGGCGGTTTGGATCGTATTCTGGAGCCAATCGAGGTTGTGAACCTCGTCAAAGTAATAGCCGTTTGACATCACACCATTCTGGAGGATGGCGGTGTCGTTGTTGTAATTGACGAACACGTTGCCGTTCTTGGCCTTCAGGGTTGCGGCCTGGCTCTCGGTGATCGTCTCGGCGATCACGCCCGGCTCCTTCTTGAACATCATCGTGATGGTCGTGTCGGCGCCCTCGAAATCGACGGTCGCCGCACGTCCGAAGTACGAGACATGCGCGAAGGGGTTCGTGGCGGAGTACTGCCAGAAGGTCCGCTTGAAGCCGGAGTCCTTCAACTGGCTACCGAGGTCCGCACTCGTGGTTGGGTCGAGCACGTTCGCATTCTGGATCGTGATGCCGAACAGGTGGCTCTGGCCGAGCCCCTCCACTACGGCAGCCGTGGCGAGGTAGGTCGCGTCATCCGGCAGGGTGTTGACCGCAAGCAGGTAAGCGTAGTCGCGGCTGTCCATGTCCGCGAACAGGCTGATGCACGCCGGCAGACTTTCGGGCGCCACACCGAGGACAGGCGCAGAAGCGTCGGCTGCCGTCAGGTGCAGCAGGCCAGAGACATCAGTACCGGTGGTATGGCTCGTGGCGTAGGATACCGAGGACTCGGTTCCGGTCGTGCCAGATGCCACCGTGAAACGGCCGAGCACGCTGTCCCACTTCACCGTGGCGCCCGTCGAGACCGCCGACAGCGCGTCCTGCACGATCTGGGCGACACCGTTGAGGTTGAGAGCCGCCGAGAAGTTTAGGCCGGTTAGCGTGCGCTCCGTGCCATCAACGCTGATCTTCATCGAGCCGTTGGTGACGGCGGTGAAGTTGCCGAGTGCTCGCTGCGACGGGCTCAGGGTTGCGCCCCGCAGCAGGCCCGCGGTGGCTGCCTGAGCCCAGCGGCCGACATAGACGATCTCGGGCTGCGGCTCTTGGCTGAAGTAAAGCGTCGCGGCCTTGGCTTCCGGGCTGTTGACGCCGAAGTCGGTCGCGATGGCCTCTGCCGAGGTGTAGAGGCGCTTGCGCTCCGTGACGTCGATGACATTCGACGAGCCGACGATGATGCCGGTGCCGAAGTTGCGCTCCTGCGCCGCGATCGGCTGGAGCGTGACGGAAACGCGAACGACGCCTGAGACGTCCAATCCCTTGGCCATGTATCAGCCTCTCGGCGTCTTGAGTGGTTGCTGGTTGGTGACGGCGCCGTCTTGGCTGCCGCCCCTCCCGATGAGGGTGCCGTCGAGTTCGAGCAGGTTGCGAACGGCGTAGGTGCGCTCAACGCGGCGTCTTAAGCGGAAGCCGAGGTCCACGCGGCGGCGCGGACTGGTATTGACGATCTCAGGGACGCGCCGACCGGTGCCGACGTCGATCAACCCCATATTGGCGCGGAACAGAGTCTCGCGGTTCTGCGCAACGTAAAGTCCGCTCCGCACGAGTTCGGCTAGAGCCGAGCTGCGGGGGCCATAGAAGCTCGCCAGCACGTCGAGCGTCATGTGCTGGATCTGGATTGATATGCCATCGCCTGCCCCGTCGTGGATCGTGGCAGGCTGGCCGTCGGCCTCTACCGACATGACCCCGACCGCAGCCCAGTTGTCTCTCTGGTCCGGATTGCGAGGCGTGGTCCTCTCATCGTCGAGCGTCACATAGCGGGGGCGAACGTTCTCGCCCTTAAGTCCAGTGAGGCCGACAATCAGCGCCTGCATGAACAGGTCGAGGTCGAGATCATCGTCGGGCGCTGCTGTGAGGGGGGCGAGAAAACCGCCCGTTGCGCTGGTGTTAGAGGTAACCGGCATCGGGCGCGCTCGTCCCCGGTCGCTTGGGGTTCAGGTCTGTCAGGGCGCAAATGGCTTGCGTGTAGGTCTGTCCGAACAGCCAGGGTTTCGTCGCGACCACGCGGTAGGCAGCGCCGTTCCAGAGCACGACGTCGGCGTCGTAATCGGCGTCGCCCGCCGTCAGGGCGGTTCGGGTGAAGATCGTGATGTCGCCCTGGACCTGGTTGCCCTCAGCCGTCTGGATCAATTCCTGACCGCCGTCCGGCACAACCACGCCAGAGAACGTGATTTGGCCGCCTTTACCGAGGGCGAGGCCATCAGACTGTTGCGCGACAACCTTGCGGGTCAGCACGAGCGTCGTGTCGAGGAAATCGGGGTCGTCGAGGACGTCGGTGACGTCGAGGAGGGCATGGCCCATCAGCGCTTGCCCTTCGGAACCACAACGTAGGTATGCGCGCGGCGGTACTGCCCAGTGTCGAGCAGCGGCTTCTCGCCGGTTCGGCCCTTGGCTCTACGGCGCTTGATCGTGACCGGCGACAGCGGGGCGAAGGGGCCGTTCGTGATGCGAGCCCGCACCGCGTTCTGGCCCATCAGCCCCACCGCGTGTAGCGCCTTCTCGGCTTCCTCAGGCTTGCCCGACAGGGCTTGCTCGCCCGCCTTGCGAAGCCGCTCTACCGCCTTGCCCTCGATCTCCTCCACAGCAGGCAGGAGATGCGGACGCGGCGGCAGGTTGTCCTCGGGGGCGCCGAACTCCATCCGGTAGCCGATCACCGCGTTGTTCGGCGGGTTCGGCTCATCCGTGTCTGGCGTGCGATCCGCACCCTCAGCCGGGATGCCGATCAGGACTTCCTTAGAGGTGAGTTCGCGGATCGCGGCGAGAACGGCTGCGGTCCGATCACGAGTGACGGTGACGCTCACTGGATGAAGCCACGCGTTCCAAAGCGAGGAACCGTGAACGCCTTGACACTCGGGCGGTAGAACGGCCCTGCGGTCAGACCGCGGATCATCGCCCAGAACCGCTGACCATAAGGCGTCGCGTTCCAAACCCCTGCGTTCTGGTACGCGGTCAGGCCCGTGTCATAGCTCTTCGAGACGGGGCCGACCGTCTTGGATGCCGTGGGGGCGAACGAAGCGCCCACAGCCCCCGAGGCCGTCACCTGACCGAGCATGAGATTGTGCGCGGCGTAGAGCATGATTGCCAGCTTGCGGCGCGTGCCGAACGAAGCCTCCGACAGCACCGTCTCGCCGTCGTTGAGCCAGAGATCCACCGACGCATCGGGGAACTTGGTGCTATCCCGAAACTCTGGGAAGGCAGCCTCAAAATCGGCGCGCGTCACCAGCATTGGATCAGGACCGGCGCTTAGCCTGCGACTGCGTGGATGCCTGCGCCGCAGCCTCGTTCTCCGCGGCCGGATCGTCCTTGGGCTGCTTGCCCTTCTCGAACACGGCGCCGGAGGTGATGAGGTCGCTCTTCTCGTTCTGCTTGAACCACTTGGCCCACAGATCGGCGTCGGCATCAGTGAAGGCCACGCCATCGTCGTCCTTGCCGTCGAGGCCGCCGGGCGCGGCGACGTGCCGGCCAGATCCCGCAAGCGCAACCTCGCCGATCTCGTTCAGAACGTTCTCGCCGAACGCATCCTTGCCCGGCTCAAAAACGCGCAGGCGGATGCCCTGAGGCAGGCGGCAGCCCACCTTGATCGTGCTTGCCATGATGGCCTCCTTACTTGGGCTTCTCGGCGCGCTCGACGCCGCGGACGCGCTGGCCGGGCTTCTCCGGGTCGATGCCCTCGAAGCCGGTTTGGGCGCTCTCATGGTCTCGGCTCCACGCCTTCACGGAGTCGCGCTCGGCGTTGGCGTAGACGAGATGGTTCCTGACGAGATCGCTGTTCTTGTTCGCCGCATACCAGTTGTCCCACAGGGACTTCGGCACGTCGGGCGTGAAGCGATAGCCGTTGATGAGGATCGGCGGGGTGTCGCCGATACGATAGGCGGCACCCTTGATGACGACCTGTTTGCCGGTTTCGCGATGCACGACGATCTCGCGCGTGCCGCCGCCCATGACCTGTTCGATCTCGGTGCGCTCGGTGAATTCGCGCATGATGAAGCCGCTGGGCAGCTTGCACGCCACCGTGACCACGTCGCGGGCCTCGGTGACGGTGTTGGCCGGCGGCACGCCCTGGCGGGCGCCCTGGTGAACCTGAGGCGCCGCCATGTCAGATGCCCGTCATGGACGCGACTGCGTAGGGGAAGCGGATCACCGCGCCCCACACGCCGCCGGACCACTTCTTCTTGTAGCTCGACATCTCGGTGACGAGGTTGTGCTGCCGCATCTTCTCGGAGAACGCGGCGAAGCCGGTGTTTTGGCCGTCGATGGTCTCGGCGATGAGCTGCATGAAGTTGCCGGCGGCGACGCCCTGCGGGTTCGATGCGCTCTGCTTGCCGTACTGCACGGCAGTCACGATGCGCATGTTCGGGAACTCCTCCTTCAGAGCCTCCCGAACCTTCAGGTTGAACTGGTTGATGAAGCCGAGCGCGACGGCGGCGCCGGGCGGCAGCACCAGCACGAGCCGATCGGTGGACTCGACAAGGCCGCCGGTCTGAGCGACGAGCTGCGTGAACAGCGCGAGGACGTCGTTGTAGACCTCGTTGGCGGTCGCGTTCGGAGCGCCGCCCGTGGTCTGCCACGTCGTGCCGCCCGCCGCCTTGGTCGAGGGGGTCAGGGTCGCTGGCAGCACCGGATCGTTCGTCAGGCCGTAGTTCTGAAGGCCCTGGATGCCGAACAGGTAGGCGGCGTTCTCGAACCGACCCATGACGTTGGCCGCAGCCGCGTCACGCTCGGACACGAGGTTGATGCCGGCGAGGCCCGCGCGACCGACCTCACGCTCTCCGTACTCGGAGATGGTCTGATAGAGGTAGTTCTGGCGCTGCGGCCAGTTGGCGTTCACGCCGACCATGCCGTTGTTGGCGTAGTCGCCGTAGCTCGACACTTCGCCGGTGTGCTCGATCACGCCGAACGCGATGGTGTCCTGAAGCCAGTCGCCCTTCTTCTGCTCGCCGAGGATTTCGGCGGCCTTGTTCGGGACGAAGCGCACCCGGATCACCTCCGGATCAATGGTGGTGGTCAGCATCGCGGGGATGCCGGCGTTGGCCACGGTGAGACCGGGCGGCAGGCCGTCGAGCGCGATGGTGTAGTCGCGCTTCATGTCCGCCGTGGCGTAGCTGGCCACGCCGTCAAGGACGATGCCGCGGTCCGCCAGGTAGTCCTTGTCCGCGAGAAACTGCGAACGGGCTTCGGTCGCATTCATGTGAGGGTTCTCCGTTCTAGCCGATCTGTCAGCCGTTCGGCTGGGAGGAGATCTTGATGAGGGTGTTCTGCGCGCCGGGGGACATGCAGATGAACTTAGTCTCGGTGGAGTCAGCCACGGTAGCGCCAGCCGCCGCGAAGGTGACGGTGCCGTCGGTGTTGTTGGCGAAGGCCTTCATGCCGATGGTGGCCGCAGCCGAGCCGCGGTTGAGCACCCAGAAGCCGCCCGACTTGAACAGCGTGATCGGGAAGCCCGACGGGACGACATTAGAGGTCTCGGCCAGGAAGGTCGTGATGATCCCCTGCATCTCGCGGTGCAGGAAGCCGGTCGGGGCGCCCGTGCCGGTGTTGCTCACCACTGCCGGGGCACCGTTGGCGTCATTCGGCGACGTCGCCCACGCGAAACGGCCGACGGTGACGCCGTTCGTGCCAGCGACGAGGCCGCCGGGGCCGGCGTTCACGGTCGAACGCGGATTGGCGTCGCAGAAGTCGCCCTCGACGGCGGGCGCGGGAGCGTAGGAAACCGAGGTCGGGAAGGTCATGTCAGGTTCTCCGTTGCTGGCAGCCGATCAGGCGGCGAAGCCGATGCGAGCAGCACCGGGGAAGCGGTCAGCGAAGGACTTGGCCGAAGCGGCGTCCTGAGCCACGCGGACGGGGGCGGCGGGCTTGTCGCTGGCCTTCGGGCAGCTCTCCAGGATGTCCATCAGGGCATCCGCGTGCTTGCCGTCGGCATTCTTGCCGAGCATCTTGAGAGTAGTACGCAGCACGCCCTCGGCGCTGTCGAACGACATGGCGAGGTCACCGACCCACGGGCGAACCGTGCGACGGGCGTCCTCGATCGCGTTGATGTGCGCCGCCGTCTCGGTGCGGGCCTGCGTGATGGCGGCGTCCATGGCGGTCTTCGAGACCATGCCTTTGGTCGCCTCGGTCACGGCGCGCTTGATCGCTGCGTCCATGGCCTTCTTCTCGTCCTCGTCGTTCTTCTCATCGACGGCGGCGGCGACGGTCTTGGCGCAGATGCGGTCGATCTCCTCGTCGGAACAGCCCTTGGCCTTGAGCATCGCGCGCAGATCGGCGTCGGTGTCGTCGGAAGCGGTCTCCTCGACCTTCACGGCCGGCTCTTCCATCTGCTCGATGATGGGCGCCAGCGCCTCGATGACCTCGGCGACGTCTTCGAGTTCGGCGTCCTGAGCCAGCTTGCCCTTGGCGCCACGGATGACGCCGAGCGTGATCGCCGGGATCATGGCCTTGAAGTTCTTCTTCTCGACGCCCGAGACGATCGGGCCGAGATCGACGCTGGCGTCCTGAGCCAGCTTCGTGCGGAGGTATACGGTCAGCGCGCCCTGAAGCTGGGCGGCGGCCGGCGACAGAGCGTGCTTCGCCATAACAAGGTTCTCCATGGAGTCGCCGACGACAACATCAGGCCCGGCGCGGCCCTTCCTCACCAGAGCGACGTGATTGGCGGAGATCCCGCGCATGACGCCGTCGTATTCGACCCCCAGAAACTCGCCGGGCGTCATGTCCGCCGTGTACCGGTAGGCACTCGACAGTTCCTTTTGCGACCCGTCCTCAATGGTTCGGATGGCAGGCCCGGCCCAGCACGCGAGATCAGCGTAGAGGTACGGGAACTCGAATTCGGGATTGCTGACCGCGCCGACCGTGCGGACGTGGTCATGCTCGTCTGCGCTGACCGGGTTGTGGTCGAACAGCAGCGGCTTGTTGTTGAAGGTCTCGGCGGCCTTCGCGAGTTCATCGGGATCGCGCAGCAGCTTGTAGCGGCGCTCGCCGTCGAGCCCGAGACCCTGCCAGTCGGGGATTTCATGCCCCCAATACTCGCAGACGTTGGCCTTGCTGATCGGGGTTCGTTTGACGTGAAGGTGGCCGTCCGCGTCGAATAGGCGGGCGGAAGCGCGGTCAAAGGCGATGCGGGTCTGTTCGCTTTTCTTTGTCATCACAAATCAATCAGGGATGACAGGCTCGGTAATCAGCGGGTGACGTGCTTCACTGCCCACATCACCGCCTGCTCGGCATTGGTAATCGCGAGGCTGATTTCACGGCTGCTGCCGGCCTTCTGGCATTCGGCAATGAACGCGGCGCCAAGGTCCTTCAGACGGACCATCTGCTCCTTTTCGGCATCGCTCAGGACGCGGTACTGATGCCGAACGGCATTGTTCGCGGTGCGATCGTCCGAGGCGCTATCGACGTGGGCCATTGCAGATTTCCTTCGCTCTGATGGCCCACTCGCGAACTTACGTTCGCCTATCGCGAGCCCTGCCTGCCCCGTTCGGCATCTTCGAGCGAGGCGGCTGAGATGTTGCGCGCTCTAGGGTCCAACCGGAGAGAATGCGCGCTCGAAGAGTGTTGGCGGGGATGCCGCACAGATGGGCAATGGTAGCAAGCGGCACTTCCTCACCATCAACCACAACGAACTGTGTGTTTCGGCGGTTCGTCATGTTTTCCGTGGGAAGCCGCCACTCACAATTGCCCGGCTCGTAACCCACCTCGTTTCTAATCCTGTCGATTTGGTGCCTGTGGCTCGGCCGTGGGCCTACGTCCTCGTAGAAAGCCCCAAACGAGTTGCGCCAGCGCTCGCACACCGTAATGCCTCGGCCGCCATAGTCGGCGTACCGGGGGTTCCGTGGATTATGGCAGCGTGCCTTCATATTCTGCCAAGCGGTCGCCTCTGGAGTGCGACGGCCGAATGAGCAATGTCCATGGCGGACGTTAGATGCGTAATGTTCAGTCATTCCGCATTTGTAGTACAGTTATGCTCAAACGCCTAGTCCGGGATCACTGGCTCACAAAAACATCGGCAGTTCGGAAGCGCCCCAGCGTGCCCCGTGAGGCCGTCGAGCGTCGGCGGGCTATCCCACCGCACGAACTTGCCGTTCATCGCCTTGTGCGAGGCGCGGACGTCGCTATCGCCTGCCGTAATCCACTTGTAGCCCTCGCTGCCGACGTGCTCGGCTCGGGCTTGGGTTAGAAGCGTCGAGGTGCGCCCGACTTCGGTACGCGCGATCAGGTCAGCCCGGCTTTTTGTCACCTCGCCGGTCTTCATGACCTCGGCGGCGATCTGACTGGCCCGCCACCCTTCGGCGATGCCCTCGCGGGTCATCTCGCCGACACGCTGCGCCGCTTCGGTCGGCAGGCTGGTGATGAGCCGGACCTGCTCGGCTTGCCTCTCTCGCATCACCTCACCGAGGGGGGCGCTGGCGATCTCGTCCCGCAGGGCACGACCCATGCGATCTGCCTGTGCGAACCATGACCGCTCGTCGCGGCGAGCAACCTCCGTCACCATCAGCCGCCCCACGGACTCGGCCCACGGGCGAACTGTGCTCGCGTACCGATCCAAGGCGGATCGGATCACCGGGGTGATCGTCAGGTCTTCGAGGTCGAAACCGCGGATCAGATCGGTGACTTGACCAGCGACGGAGCGAAGCCGCCGAGTGTATTCCCTTTCGATCTTCCTCGCCCGGATGTGCGCCGAGCGCGCCGACTGCCCTGCCCTGTCTTGAGCAAGCAGGTTATTCTGCGGCCTGAGGCAGGACGGGCACGTCCTCGGGTCGATCCGGTAGCGGCTCGGCTGCATTCGGGTCCGTCTCGGGCATCGGCGCGATGGCCTCAGCCTCCTCGATGTCCTCGTCGGTGATCTGGCCGAACACGCCGGTTGGCTCCGACATCTCTCGCAGCTCGCGCAGCACGGTGGCCGGCGCGAGCGCCGCTTCGGCGGTCATCACTGCCTGCGCCCGCTTCAGGGCAACGTCTGCTCGCTCCAACTCCGACATCTGCCACAGCGGCTCGAACTCGAAGCCGATGGCCTCGTCGATCTCGCCGAACTCGGACAGCATGACGAAGCCGAGGAGCTTCTTGAGGGCTGGGGCGAACAGGCGCTCTTGGTACGCGTGGATGTAGTCGTAGAAGACGCGGATCTCGCCGTCCGAGGAGGCATTCAAGCCCGCCGGCTGCACGCCGAGGAGCTTAACGAGCGGGATGCCGCAGATCGACGCCATCTGCTCTTGGGCTTGGGCTTGCAGTTTGTCGAGCGTGCCGAGCGGGGTAGCGACGCAGAAGAACTCTTCCTCGCCGTTCAGGGCCATGAAGCCCCGGTTGTCCCGCAGATTATTGAACACCTCGATCCGGTTGAACAGATCCTCGACCTCACCGTTCGCCAGGGCGTCGGCGAAGTTCATCTTCTTCACGCCCATGACCGCGAACGACGAGATCAGGTCGGATACACTCTCCCGCGTCTTCAGCCAGTTATCGACGTACGGCTTGGCCATCTGCGTCATGCTGAGCCCGCCGAAGGCGTAGGAGGGCTTGAGCACGTCGGGGACGGGGCGCCCGATGAAAGTCAGGAGGCGAGACGCATGAACCTGCTCGCCGAGGACGCTCCAATTGCCGGGCCGGTAGAAATCCGGGGCCAGCGGGTTGGTGGTGTTGAAGCCGATCGGGTTGGCGGCGATCCAGTACGGCTCGACGTTCACAAGCCCGACGAGCCCCCCCCGCCCCACCTTGCCGAGAGCCGTCGCATCCCGACCATCGCCGATCGACGACTGCCGCTCGTTGACGACGTCGTCGCCCTTCAGTGAGACGAAGATGTGTGACCGACCGAAGAACCCATCGTGCTCGGCTGCCTTGCGGAACACGTCGCGCGCCCGCAGACGCTCTAGTGCGTCCTCAATGGCCTTGATGCGGTCCGTCTTGTCGTCCTCGCCCCAAGCCGTGATCCGGACCCACTTGCGGGTCATCTCGGTGGCGACGACGTCCACGATCTTGCGGAACTCGGCGCGCTGGGCAAGCGAGGCGAGATAGGGGTAGCCGAGGAAGGCGATGCCCTCATCGAGGGCGTAGTCGCCGTACGAGGCCGCAGCCCATCCCATGGCCTGCGTCAGGGCATTGTCCTGCGCGATGCCACTGCCCGAGGCCTCGACACCTGGCGGGAACAGCTTGGTGAGCCGCCCGCTATCGAACGGGCTTGGACCGGGCTCCTTGAGCTTCTGTCGCGACTTGAGCAGCGCCATCGGATGAACCGCGGGTCGCTTCGACTGCTCCTTGTGTTCGGGTGGCCGGGCCTGAGCCCGACGCTGACGTGAGGTTGCCATCAGAGATGAAAACTGACCCGTCGCGGAGTAAGCATTGCGGTTCTCCTGACGGCCTCAGCGCTCACTCTCAGCGGCGCCTTAGCGTGCGCCTTCTGACTGACCGCAAGGGCGAGCGCGCAAACGCAATCATCATGGAATCCGTCCGGCGCCTCGTAGCGAACGCCAGTCCGCGTGTAAGCGTATTCGAAATTCTCAAGCTCGGATCGAATGGGCCCGTCGGGGAAGGCGATCTCCTGCTTCTGGATCGCAACCGCCAGGCCTTCCATCACACGTTGCTTTGACTCGCTCGTGAACTTGAAGCCCTCGAAGCGCGAACCGGAACGCTTCTGGAGCATCTCCAAAATCGGGTCACCGACCCCGGTGCTGTCCACCAAAGCGGGCACCGAACCCGTCACTTCAGCGATGCGGTCCATCGTGGCGTCCCAAGGCTTCTGGAACCGCTCAAACCGACAAACACGCCCCTCTTCGTCTAGGGCGATCCCGACGGTCCAATCGACCGACTTGGCGAGGTCCCATCCCCACGACGTTGGCTTGCCCGACGATAGCGGGCCGACACAGGAGCCGATCGCCGCCATGCCGAAAGGGTTGCCACCATCATCCGACGGCTCTGCGAGGTAGAGTTCGCGGAACACCGCCTCAGGCAGATCAGCGCGGGCCTGCTCAATTTCCTCTTGGCTGAGGATGCCGGCTTGGATCGCGTCGAACGCCGTGATGCGCCTGTACGACATCCCCTCGGCGCCAGCTTCGGCTTTTCGGGCCAGCGCGAACGCCCAATTCCGTCGCCCCTTCACGTTGCCGATCACACGAACCGGCCCGCGTGTTGCGGTCAACGTTGATCGGACGGCATACCAACTCTCTTCTCGGCAGCGGCTCGCCTCGTCGATAACCGCGCTGTAAACATCCTCGCCGTAGAGGTTGTCGGGCTTCTCTGCCGACTTAAACCACATGCGCCGGCTGCCCGGCAGTTCAATCCACTTGTCCGTGTCGTGGGTTTTGATGATATCGCGAGGCAGCCCCCGCTTCATCCGTTTGTAGGCGATCTCAGCCTGCGGGTAGACCGGCGCAACCCACCAATGGTTTTGCCCCTCGCCCCCGAACATGCACTGCTCGGCGAGCCAGATCAGGCAAGGCGCGGTCTTCCCGCACTTGGTCGAGCCCTCGACGATGCCGTACCGCTCGGGGCCGAACAAAGCCGCACGCTGGTAGTCGGCCAGCCACGGGCGCTCGTATTCAAAGCTCACGACTGCGCCGGACGATCCAGCTTAAAGGTGAAGACAGGGGGCGCCCCATCGGGGCCAACCGGCTCCACCTTCTGCGCAATCCCGAGATGCCGCCCGATCTCCTGTAGGGCAGCAACCTTATTGTGCATCTTCACCTTCAACGCGCCGTCCTTGGACTGGCTGATCTCCGCCACCGCCGCCGCCGCGTCGTGGTCTATTTCCGCGCTGCCGATCAGCTCGACCTCATTAAACGCGCGCGTTTCAGGAACGCCGTCCTCGTCTTCCTTGCCGGTTTCGGCGGTGTTCGCCCGCCACGCGACGACGCTACGGATATCGCCGAAGCCGATGCGGGCAAGCTCTGTCAACACCCGGTCAGCAGTAACGCGAGTGCGGACGGAGCGCTCGGCCATCGCATCCGCAATTGCCTTTCCAATTTCAACATTTTTCAACAGGCGCCCGCCCTGAGAGCCCGCCGTCTCCTCACTGTACCCGGCGCGGATTGCAGCCTGAGTCGCGTTGAGGTCAACGAGGTATTCTTCGACGAACCTCTGCTGCTGCGGGTTGAGTGCCATGAGGTGACTACGGAAGCCTCTGCGCCGTGACAGCCATTGCAAGGTTGGCGGCGAGGATGAGAGCCCAGACAAGGGCGAGGTCGTTCAAGCTACTCGCGGGGCTCGTGAGCGACACAACCGAATTCGGCGCCCGTGACGAGGTAAGCGCGCTCGTCGGAGTTAGTTTGAGCGGCGAAGGCCATGCGGTCATGGAAATCAGCGCAGTCGCAAACGGCGCTGCACTCTCCGGTCGCTTCGCCGGGCTGCGCATCCCAATGGCGGCAAGTCTCACAGGTCTGCATGGCGCTACCGCTTGCTACCCGAAGAGCCGCCAGTTGGCGGGTTGAGCGGCGCAGACCCGAACCGCGCCGCTGGGCGGCCCTTCACGAAGCCGTTGAAGGCAGAGACGACGAACAGGATAACGACGAAGGCAGCGAACGCGCCGAGGAAGGCAGCGCAGGTCACGCCGAGAACGTAGACCACAGTGGAGAGGATGCCGAACAGGATCTCCATCACCGGCTGTCCTTGCCCTTGTATGCCGAGCCGCAAATGAGCGAGGCGTGACGGTCAACGATGGATCTGAACGGCTCAACCCGCACCTCACCCTCGGCACAGGGGATCGGCTCCGCGACAGGCACCGGCCCTACATGCGGACCGCGCCAATCGGCAGCTCGGCTCATTGCTCTCCCGAACGCGACAGCGCCCCTCACATTCGGAGCGTCATCCATGCGGGCGGAGATGGAGGCGAGGCCGGAAGGGAGGTTCATGCAAGCCGACCTTCTCGCTGAAGCTGCTCACGGCAAGCGGCCCGAAGGTCGCCGAGCGGAGCGTACTGCCACCAGAAATCAGCGCCGCCGCTGAGATAGTCGTGCTTCTGGATGCGGCGCCGACCAACCTTGCAGAGCCACAGCCGCACGCCATCGAACGACTCTACCGGATACCATGCGAACCAGGGCCGCCAAGGGCCGATGGGATCGCCGAACATGGGGCGCGGGTCCTTCATCTCACTCCCCCACCGCCATCCGATCGCCCTTCGGCTTCCGCTTCTGCTCTGTGACTGCTCCCCGCTCTGAAGGACGGGGCTTCTGAACCTCATCCGACATATGGGGCTCCTGCTACCAGCGTGCTCAGTCCAGCACGGCAAATGTTAATTGCGCCGTTTACGTCGCGGTCGTGTTCCGTGCCGCAATCGTCGCAAATCCACATCCGCTTAGACAAATCTGCGATACCTCTCGGCCGCGACGGCGGAAGTGATCCGCACGACGAACAGACTTGGGAACTATAAGCCTCGGAGACTTCCGCGTAGCGCCGCCCATGCGTAATCGCCTTGTAGCGGAGCATTTCTCGGAAGCCTGACCACCCGACGTCGTACACAGACTTCGCCATCGTGGTCTTGGCCAGTTTCGACGGAGACACATCGCCGACGACGATGGTCCCGTGTTTCTCGCACAGGGCCTTGCTGGCCTTGTGCAGGAAATCCTTGCGGCGGTTGCGCGCTTTGGCGTGGATCGCCCGCGCCCGCTTCGTCTTGCGCGCCCGCTGCGCCTTCGCCAGCGCCTCTTCGCTCTCGCGGTAGAAGCGGGGCATCTCGATCTTATCGCCCGTCGAGAGCGTCGCGAGCGTCTTCAGGCCGAGATCGATCCCGACCGCGTCCTCAACCTTCGGCTCGGCGCACTCCACTTCAACTGGCAGATTGATGTACCAGTGTCCCTTAGCATCGGCATTGAAACTGCCCGCCCCAAAGCGCATGCCCGGCTTCAGAACGTCGCGCAGGTGCATCGCTTCGTAGCGACCCCCGTGGAAGACGAAGCACTCGCCATCGAACAGGACGTGGCCGGTGCTGAAGGGGACCCAACCAAGCGACTTGCGTCCGCGCCAGCGCAGCCACGGCCTCTTCTGCGCCGACCGTGATCGGTCGTAAGCAATGCACACCTGCTGGATGGTGTGTGAATGGAGGTTGAGGAGTTTGCTGGACCCGGCTGTCAGCTTCTTGAGATCGACCCAAGTCAGCCACTTGCGCTGGGCCTGCGCCGCCTTCTTCTGCACCTCGTTGACGTAGTTCCAGACGACGTTCACCGCCCGCGCCTGACGACGCAGGCTCGCAGCGCGCTTGTCGCGCAGCCGGATCTTGACGGTGATCGTCTGTGTGGGGGAAGACGGGGCAGCCACGATGACCGTTGACGCGGTTTCGGGGTTAGGGCCGGAGCCGGTGTTGACGCACCGCTTCGGCCCGAATTGTTCTACGCTGTTCCCGTAGAAGCGCAAGATCCGCCCCGCCGAACCCACCCCGGCTTGAAGGCCGAAGGCTGCTCTCTCACGGCCTTGGCGAGAGCTTGTTCAGTGAGGCCGTGGTCTTTGGCGATGCGGGAGATGAGGCGGCGATCGGCTTCGGTCACTTGTCGTCCTCGCCGTCGTCGGTCTTCCAGCGAACACTGCAGTGAGTGAGGATGGCTCCGAGGATGAACCAGCCCCATCCGTCCTGACCATGCCAAGCGATAAGCCCGGCCGCGATGACGAACGCGAGCGAGGGGAGGTTTGCCGCGAAGGCGAATGCGGCGCCCTTCACAGACGCCTCGTCACAAGCAACACGATCAGAACGAGCAGCAGAATGCCGCCGATGCCGAAGCCAGGGCCGCGGTAGGCGCCATTGCCGTAAAACTGCCCGCCGCCGAACAGCAGGAGGATCAGCAGGATCAGGAGAACCGTGGTCAGCATGGCGCTCGTCCTGCGAGAGGGGTTCGATGACGGGCCGGGCTCGACACCGGCTGTAGCCCGCCTCAGTCTGTCGAGGTGGCGCTTGCAGGATTTATCAGGGATCTGGCATCCAGCTTTTAGCCGGGTAGCTTCACACGGCACTGTGCCTACCTGACCGTGTACCCTTGGGCCGAACGGGCACCCGCTCGCCTGCATTGTCCCTCAGCACGTCCTTCCGTGCCGCCGTCATCGAATTCGCCACCGCCCAGACCGGTCAGCGTCAGGGTGCAAAGGGGCGCGAGGCTTGAAGCGCTGTCCGATGCCTGGGCGGTGAACTTGGAGCCGAGGGCTGGGATCGAACCAGCGACCGCCCGCTTACAAGGCGGGTGCTCTGCCGTCTGAGCTACGTCGGCAAACTGATTGATGCGGGCGGGGCCTGCTACCGAACCCCGCATTGCGATCCGAGGCGTGTCATCCGAGCCGGAGCAGCGGTGGTGCCTCGTCCTACGGCCAGCAGATTGAGCGCGGGTCTATGTGCGCTCTCAGGGCCGAAGCCCTTTCACCGTGTCGCCGCACCAAACCTATCCCGAGGGGGTGTGCGTCGAAGCGCAGTGACCGTTTCCTCGGGCTTACCTGAAACTGCTGCCCTAGTCGGACCGCTTGCGCGGCGAGGCCCTCACGAGGTCTTTGCAGCCACCCTTAACCGACTACGGCTATATGGCGGGCCGTCCGCCCTGCGAGCCAGAGACAATTCCTCCGCCACGCCAAACGCGCACAGCCAGATCGGCCTTGCGGTTCGGCGGTGAAGTCGGCGGGGTTTCACCCTCTTCGGCTCACGCGCGCTTGAAGTTAGAGAAACGCGAAGCCTTGTCAAGCCCTGCGCAGAGCAGCCGCGCCATTCACCTCCGGTCTCGACAGGTTTTCCAACTCTCTGACGGAGATCGTTGCGTAGACGGTCTGTCCGAACATCTCACGTGAGATGCGGACTTTGCCCCGCTCGTCGTTGTCGTTCTCGGCGGTGAAGTCATGGCCGGCCATAGCGCCGGTCTTTGGCCGCACAACGTCGCCCGCCCACACGGGAAGAGCAGCACGGCGGCGGATCTCTTCTGCCGCTTGTGCGTCGGCTTCCGCCTGAGCCTTGAGCCGATCTTGCTCAGAGATCAGCGCCGGGCGCTTCCGCTCATCGAACCACCCGGCCCGCTCCTCCTCTGCCAGCGGGGCCAAGCCGCAACGCTGACCTTCGGCATTCTGATATTCCAGCGGCATCGGAACCGGCTTGCCCTTGAGTCCGAGAACGTGAAGCACCTTCAACTTCGACTGCCCCCACGCATCGCGCTCGAAAATCGGCGCCCACGACGGGGGCAGCTCATAGGTCGTCCCGGAATTGCCCTGGCGTGCGATAGGAAGCCCCAAGAGGGCGAAGACGTACCCGCGCAGTAGTGGGCGCTGCAATTCGGTCGGGTAGGCTTCCTTGCCCTTCCTACGGCGTTGCCAGTGGGTTTCGGTCGGGACGTAGGTGGCGATCCCCGCTTCCGATAAGCCATCAGCGCAGTGATACTCGCCCTGCGGCGTGGTCACGATGCAGAACCAGCCCTTGCCCGGCTCGTTCTCGATGATCGGGGCGCCGCGCCGCTCATCGGGCGGGATCGGGATCTCGCCGTTCTCGTTCGGCTTGCGCTGATGGTTGTCGTTGTCGGCCTTGGCACCCGTCCGACTGCCGTACATCTTCGCGCCCATGGTGGCCTCCTCAGATCGGACGAGCGAGAGCGGCATCGGAGACGCCGAGATACCAGCGCCAGCGGGGCTGACGGACCCAATCGGCGCGGCCATAGCCATGATCGACGTACCCGCCGACGACTTCCTCCGGATCAACGCCGATGGCTTGGCAGTAGTCGCGAGCGTGCTGCTCAGGGGAGCGGCTGTGGAAGTGAAACACTGGCGGCTTTCCTCCGAAGGCTACGGGTGGGGTGAGGCGGGACGGGATGGCGCGGCAACGCCATTCCAGCGGGCCAGGATTTCGGCGACGGGCTGACCGGTCTCAGCGGCCTCGGCGGCGGCGGCCTTCCGCAGGCGCCAGCCAACCTTCATTTCCCGATACTTCTCGGTTCCGAGCCGGGATCGAAACCGGATGGCACGGGCGCGCTTCGCGGCACGGGTGCCAACGATGTCAACCGTACCTTCCTGTGTCTCGAACCGGTGCCCGCAGCCGTCACACTGGCGCCGGCGCCGGATCACGGTCGGGTCGTCCGCGTGAGGCCGGCTGTCCTTGACCCTCGTGTCGGCTTTGCACTTGGGGCAGATCATGCGGCTGCCCTCCGACCAGCGTTGAACACGTCGCACCAATCCGAGCCGAGGGTTTCGGGGATCTCGACGCGAACCCGGCCCGTGAAGACCGGCGGTTGCAGGCGCTTCGCCAGCGCATAGGCCGCAGCCTGCCCGGCGAACTTCTCGTCCGCGTCGCCGAAAATCACGACTTCCTCGACGCCGGGCGGTGGCTCCCACTTCACGAGCATGGTCGAGTTGAGCGAGGCCCACACCGGCACGCCGAACAGCGACGCGGCGGCGAAGGCGGTCTCGATGCCTTCCGCGATGCCGAGCACGGCGCCCGGCGGGAAGAGACGCACCGCAGCCCCATCAGGGATCGGGCCGGGCATCATGCGGCGCGGAGATTCTACGTCCGCTTTGCGCCCGTCCGCCGTCAGGTACGTGCGATGGATCTGAGCGCCGCTACCGTCCGGCGCCGCTACCCGCGCGATCATGCCGGGGTGAAACGACGGCGTGTCGTCCTGATAGCGAAGGCGCTCGACCGTGCGCAGGCATTCAGGCACGGACACGAGGCCAACCCGAGCCGCGAGGTAGCGGGAAACGGCATCACCCCGCTCAACGCGCCTGGAAGCCTGCCAGAGGGCTTCCAGGCTTTTCCGGGTGTCTGCCTCGTCCCGACCCTTCTTTGGCGCTGTAGGCTTAACCTCGCCAATCAGAGGGGCCATCCGCTCGGCTAGTTCCTTGAAGTCGATGCCGAGCACCTTCATGGCGAGGTCGATGCCGTTCCCGGCCCCGCAGTGATTGCAGATCCAGGTGCCGCGGCCTTCCAGATCATCGAAGCGGAAGCGGGTCTTGCCGCCGCAGATCGGACAGGGGCCGTTCTTGCGGCCAGACAGGAAGCGGCTGTCCACGCCCAGCATCGGCAGCAGACCGGCCCACCGGCCGCGTGCGCGCTCACTCAGCGGCGGCAGCATAGGTCGGCTCCTTGCGGCGATTGGCGAAGGCAATCTGTCGGGATTTGATCCATGACAGGATTTCAGGGGTCGGCTCCACGTCGGGAGCGAGCCGGTGGGCGTTCGGCCAGACGCCGAACATTTCCCTGAACTTGTGGGCGGCCCAACCCTCCCGTAGGCGCCGGCTCTTGGCGTAGTGGCGGAGTTGGCCGAACACGAACGCCTTCTCATCGGCCTTCGCCTTCTTCCGGCGAGGCGTCATCTCCACGAGTTGCCCGTCCTCGCAGACGATCTCGCTCTGACGCTCAGGCTTGAACCCGCAGGCCGGACACTTCGGCGTCTTGGCGGGCTTGAGGAAGTTGCAGGCGCTGCACTCCTTCGGGAGGGCCTCGGGCTTCTGCCGGGGCTCGGCCTTCTGCCGCTCGCGACCGTCGTCCAGCACGTCGTGGTGAATGTCGGTGACGAACCCCATCCGGAGCGTCGTGTCGCTGTGGTCGAGGATCAGGCAGTCCGTCTTGGGACCGTAAACCGGGTGATCTGAAGCGGTCCGGAGCCCCCTGCCGATGATCTGGCAGTTGCCGACAACCGTAACCTTCCCGCGCCGACGGGTGACGATGGTTCCGGTTTCAGTTTCGACACACCAGACCCGCTCAGCGGTTGCCGGAGCGGTCTCGACCTGCGGACGCGGCGAGCGATTGGCGGCAGCGTAGCCGCCGATATGGCGCCAATCCTGCGGCGTGATCGTGAGGAACCATATCGGGTTCTTCCTGGCTCCCAACTCAGAGCGAAGGTGGCCGGTAAACCCGTTGACTGCGGCTAGAGCCTGCAAGCGTTCCGCGAACAATGGCCGCGCCGAACAGATAGTCCACGAGCGCGGTGTCCAATCAACGCTTGGCGACTTCAGCTTGAAGCCGTCGCCGTCGTGAATGCCCTGCAACAGCGTCAGAAACTGGCTTCGCGACAGAGCCATGAGGGCCGGCGCGAAGTCCTTGTCGAGGAACGGCAGCAGATGCCGGTAGCCAGTGACGCCAGCGACCTCCTTGTAGGTTCGCTTGGTCGCTACCTGTCCGCGCCCCAGGTTGCCGTGCCCCTTGGGTTTCCCAGCCGAGATATCGAAGCGCCACCGAGTGTGACGCTCTTGCACGGCAGCGCCCTCATCTGGCGACGCTACCCGGCTCTTCGTGTAGCCGATGCCGCAACCGACAAGACAAGCCTCGATCCGCTCGATGATCTCGGGATGCCGCTCCGATTGTGAGATGCTGCCAGCGGTCGCTGTCCACGTCCCATCGGTCATCATCATGCCGATGAAATACAGCTCGGCGTCGGTGAGCGGCACGCCTGGCTGCCGGATCGTGACAGCGGTCGGCACTTTCACGCCGCCTTTCACGGGCAGCATTTCTGCCGCAGTAGCAATCCGGTAGCCGGGCTCTTTCTCGTGGGCTCCACGGAAGATCATCCGGTGCTGATCGGTCACGCGGAAGTTGGCGCGAGGGGACTGATAGGAAACCCACGCTTCCAGCGGGTCCATGTCACGCTCAACGACAGCCTTGACAGGAGACCACTGCCCCTCCCCCGTCACGAGATCGGCCAGCGTGGCAACGCAATCGCCTTCGCGCACGTCGCCCATTCCACGCCAGCCGTGCGAGGTCAGCACCTCAGTCTCGCTGTCGAGGCAATACAGCATCTCGGATTTAGTCGGCCGGGCGAGCACGATGCAACGCACGTCCAGATCCACGCCCGTCGTCAGACACCCGACGCTGGCAATCACCTTCGTCTCGCCGGCCGTGAAACGCTTGAAGATCGCCTCTCGCTCGGCCGCCTGCGTGAAGGCGTCGATGTAGCCGCAATTGATGCCGGCCTTCTCGAACTCGCCTTGAAGGTGCTTGGCGTGGGCGCGATCGACGGCGAAGACGAAGGTGGGCCGGTTCTCGCCGCGCTGGCGCCATGTCGTCACGACGTCGGCCACGAGCGCGGGCTTATTCATCGCCTCGCTAAGGTCGCCCTCGTGGTAGTCACCCGCCACGGTGCGGACGCCGCCGAGATCGGGATGCGAAGGCGCGTAGACCCGGAACGGCGAGAGGTATCCGGCCTCGATCAGCTCGGCGGTCGTCGTGACCTGGATCAGGTCGTCGTAGTGCTTGCCGAGACCGCGCGTCCAAGGCGTGGCGGACAGGCCGATGAAGGGCACCTTCTGCCACGTCTCGGCGGCCATCCACTTGCCGAGCATTTCAAAAAAAACGTGCGCCTCGTCCACGACCACGACGTCGAAGGGCGGGATCGCGCGGCGCTGTAGGGTCTGGATCGACGCCACCTGAACCGGCGCCTCCGGTCGCGTCATGGGGTGCTGCCCCTGAATGACGCCGATGTCGGTGATGCCCTCGGCCCAAAACGAGCGCACCGTCTGGTCGATGAGGCTGATCGCGGGGACCACGAACAGCACCCGCTTGCCCTTGGCGCGGGCGCCTTTGACGATCTCGCCAGCGCAGCGGGTCTTACCGGCGCCGGTCGGGAGGAACAGCAGCGGGCGGCGGAAGCCTGCCTTGAGCGATGAGCGCAGTCCGTCGATCGCCTTGATCTGGTGGGGGCGCAGCTCCCGGCTCATCGGGCGCCCCCATCGGTGAGGACGCATCCACTGAACTCGTCGTCTTCCGAGCCGTGGGGATCAGGGGGACCGAAGGCGTACTCAGCGAACGGGTCGGCGCCTGCCGCAAGCCACGGGTCCTCGTACAGTGCTACATCCTGAACCCTCTCTTCACGGCTAGGATATAGGTTCCTTTGGTTTCCTGTTAGGTTCTTTCCCCGGCACGACGTGCCGCTAACCTGTCCTTCATATGCCGCTAACCCGTCCTTAATATGCCGGTAAGCTCCTTTGTTAATACCGGCATCTGGTGCCGCAAAGGGGTCCTCGTCAGCGGCCTCATCGACCGCTTCCATCAGGTCGAAGTCGTGTTCAACGTTCAGAGTGATGAGGTCCGAAGCCCGGCCGCCGTGACCATTGCCCCGGTGCTGCCGAGCAATGACGCCAGCGGCCTCCATCTCGGCGAGAACGAGGCGCACCGTGCGAACAGCAAGCCCCGTGTCAGTCGCAAGCGTTGCCTGCGACGGCCAGCATTTGCTGTCCTTATCGGCGCGATCGGCAAGAGCGTTGAGGACGATGCGGCACGTCGTGCGGACACGCTGGCGCTTGGCCCATTTCATGGCGGCGACGCTCATTGCTCGCCTCCCTTCATGGAAGCGGCCACGAGATCGTCGGCCGTTCGATATGCCACCTCAGCGGCATAGGGCAGGCTCGCCGCCTGCGAGACGGTCGAGGCGCCGTAGCGGATCAGGTTTTCGCCGAACTCCACCACATGCCGGAAGTCGCCGGAGCCCCTGGCGCGTCGCACGAGATCATCGCGCAGCGCTCGCAGAGCTTCGTTCGCGGCTCGGTAGAGAGCAGGGTCGGCGTTTAGCCTAGGCATGACATCGGACATGACGAAGCCGTTCCGAGAAGCGCTGGCGCGCTCGGTTACAGAGAGGCGGTGACGGACGGGAAGGCGCGTCAGGTCACGGCGGCGCACGGATCTGCGCCTTCTCCTTCGGCTTCAGGTGATCTCGGAAAGTCGTGGCCTCGCTGTCGTGGCGAGGCATGAGGCGCGTCAGGAAGCGCGCGGTGTCGGCGTGAGCCTTGGCGCGCACACGATTGCGTCGCTCGGCTTCCTTGGTGCCCTCGGCGTCGCTGGCGCGGCCCTGGTTGGCTTCGTAGCGGGCATGAGCCGCAAGGCCGTCAGCGAGGTCGGAGCAGCTTCTGGCGCTGTTCTCGTTCCACTCAACAAGGCGCTCTAGGCGCTGCAATTCGGAGAATGTGAGTGGGGCGGTCATGCTGCCTCCGATCGACGGACGTACGTATCCCTCGACGGCAGACCCCAAGCCCGCACTAGATCGCGCACGTCATCGACGGATCGCGCGACAGCGACCTTGAACCCGGCCAGTTTCAGCCGGTCATGTACGTCGTGCTGAACATCGGAGAGACGGCCAGCAGGGGTCTTCACCTCGATGAACCAAGCCGTGGGGTTCTCGTCTTCCGCCTGCCCGTACACCGCGAGGTCGGGCCAGCCGGCCACGGCGCCCATCGACTTCTCACGAGCGCCAGCAACCGCCGACCGAGGCTTGTTCGCGGTGGATTGGACGATGAAGCCTGCGGGCAGCACGTGCCGCAAATATCTGACGATCGCGCGCTGAATGTCGTCTTCGTCAGACGTGCGCGGCGCAGTGAGGCGAAAGGCCCTCGTCATCACTGACGCGTCCGGCAATAGGCGGCAAGCCCATCACACCAGCCACCGAGCACCTTGCCGGCCCAAAGCCAGAAGGCTTCGCCCGCCACCCAAAAGCTCTGACGCCAACCGCGCCCCGTGTTCGTTGAACGCATATTCAGAGCCTCGCCAGCATGGCTTCACGAGCGGCAATTTCAGCTTTGAGGGTCGCGGCACGCTCGTCGCGGCGGGCTTGGTCGAGCCAAGCGGGCGGCGACGTGAAGGCGGTCGCGAGGAAGTCAGGGCCGTAGGCAGACACGAGCCGGGCGAAGTGGACGACGCTTGGCGCCGAGCCGCGGTCAAGCCACTTCTGAACGGTGCCAGCCGGGACACCGCTATCGGCGGCCACGTTGTCGGCGGTCTTGATGGGGTGCTGTCGGCGCAGGAACGCGATCACGCGCTCTCCGACATTTGTCCGAGCGGCGGAGTCAGTTTGCCGAGAACGAACGGGCTTCTGACTCGCGGCGGCAGCAGTGTGTCTCATGGCTTTCCCCGATGCTGTGAGCATCGAGGACGGGGCCACAGAGCCCTCAGAGGGCCAGCCGATGGAACCCGCTACTGCGAGAGAGGAGGACGGCGACATTTCAGGGACACCCGGTCTGGCGGATCGGGAACGCAAGGCACGACGTGAGATCGATCGGACGGCGGCAACCGAGCCGGTCGAGGAAGGCGCCAAAGGTCCGGCAAGACCGATGGCGAAGGGACCGAACGACCAAGCCGGCAAGCGAGGTCGTCAGATGAATGCCCGGCTCGTGCGGATGCACGGCGGGCTGGTGATTGAGGGTGGGCGATGAAGCGAGCCGCATCACGCAGCCTCGCCCGAGCGATGCCAGACCGAGCCGCGAGAAAGCGGGCCTACTGGCAAGCAGTCCGCCGCGAACTGCGACAGGCGCAGGCCACCCTTGGCTTCGCAGCCCTGGCCGAGCCGCATCCGCGCTTCCTGGCGATGCATCCGTATTGGGCGCAGCTGGCAGGCGAGGATGAGTTTTGAGAGAGGGGTCATGCCTGCCCCCTCGGGGCCAAATCGAACCAGAGGGAGACGAGAAAGACGCTCCCATTGGCAGCCAGCGACAGCCCCAGCGAAGCATCGTCGGTCGCCGCGAGCATGCCGGCCGCCATCAAGGCAGCGAGCGCATTAAACACGGTCAAGTATCGCCAGAACGCGATCATGTACGCACCTCGGCGAGGGCGCGATTGCAGGCCGCGAACAGTCGCTCGTCACGAAGAGCACGACGACGTAGCCCCGCGATGGACTCCGAGATGTAATGCCTCACCGTCGTCCACGACCGGCCTTCGTTGCGAGCTATCCCGCGAACGGAGACGCCCGCGTCGGCCGCAGCCTGCCAGCGTCTGACGTCTTGGTTCGAGACCCACCGAACGGCCATCTCAGCGCCCCACCAGCAGGAGGGCGAAGCCGACAGCCAGAAGCGAGCCGGGAATGGCGATGACGATGCCGTGCTCTTCGCGCTCGAAGCCGCCGACGACAGCGGCACGCTGAGCAAACAGAGCGGCAAGGGATGCAAACCACAGCGATGCGAGATCCATCACCGGCTCCAATGCATCTGAGGGAAAAGATCGCCGCGCTTGGCTGCCGCTACTGCGAGCCCGCCACAGACGGCGAAGGTCGCCAGAACGAGAGCGAGGGCGAAGCTGCCGATGACGCAGCAGAGGCGGAGATCGCGCGGGCTCATGCCGCAACTCCGTTCGCCACAGACGCAGCGGGCTGTTCTGACAGAGTGATGGTGCGCCCACGGCCCGGCGAAAGGCTCAGATGACCACGACTGACGAGGCCATGGACGAGACGGTGGACGCCCGACTTGCTGAGCACGCCGATGCTGTCGCCGATCTCTTGGTAGCTCGGGGCGCAGCCGTGCTCGGCAAGGTAGCCGCTGATGTAATCAAGCACGCGCCGCTGTTGCGGAGTGATGCCGACTTTCGTCTCACACGCGACGGCGCCAGCATATTTCGGCCGAGCCTTCGTGCGCTCAAGGTTGCGCCTGAGCACGTAAGCCGGTCGGTTGTTGAACTTCAGATCGCCCCAAGTCGGGATGTGATCGACCCCAACGCCGCGCGACCGCTCAACGAACGCAGCGAACTCACCGCGCAGCACGAACCACTCGCCATGCTCGCGGTAGGAACGGAACCGCTCATGCAGAGCGTGCTCGTCAACCTGAGAGCCGGGCCAGCATGCGATCAGGCGCGTCAGAACAGGGCTGTGAAGGCGCGTCGCCTGGAAGCGGTCACGCACCTTCTGAGCGACGCCGATCTTCACGAGGCCGTTGGCCGCTTCGATCAGGTAGATGAATGTGGGGGTTGTGCTCATGCCGCCTCCGCAGGGGCTGGGATGAACGAGGCCGCACTGACCGGCTTGTCGTGCTTGATGGCGTACCCGAGGAGCTTGCTGACGTGCTTCTGAGGGATGAAGCCTCCCGTGCCGCCCTTCGAGCGGGGACGCATCCAGTTCGAGACGCGCGTCCGATGGACACCGACAATCTCGGCGACTTTGGATGGCCCTCCGAGGGCCCTGACTATCGAGGCAGCCGGTTCCATGCGCCGCTTGTAGCGCATATCGCTACGAGTTTGCAAGCGGGTGTAGCGAACTTAGTCACGGACGCGCGTCGCGATACGCGCTACGCCGAACCTATGTTACAGGAGTGGGTCACAGACGCGCTAAAGCACTCGAAGCTCTCGCAGGCAGAGCTTGCGAGGCGGCTAACTGCTCATTTGCACCGCGCTATTGATCGTGCCGCCGTCAACAAAATGACGCTCGGCAAGCGAGCTGTAGCGGGCGACGAAATGATTGCTATCGAGGAGATCACGGGCTTCCCGGCTCCTCTTGAGAATGCCGACGGCCTCGTAAAAGTCCCCATGCTGGATAGCCTCGTGAGCGCCAGCAATCTGTCGGCGCGCGAAGCTGTGAAGGCCGAGGACGTTGAGCGATACATCGCCGCGAGCGATCTTCCGCCTGGAGACTGGATTGCCCTATCCGTCGAGGGCGATAGCATGGATCTCGTATCCCCGCCTGGGTCGGTCATCTTCGTCAATCGTGCTGATACTCGGCTGATCGACGGCGGCTTCTATGTGGTCGCGGCGGATGGCGACCATGGCACCACATACAAGCGCTATCGGTCCAGGCCGGAGCACTTTGCCCCCTACAGCACTAATCGGGATCACGGGCCGGTTCTTGTGGATGGCCCCTTTCGCGTAGTGGGCCGGGTTTATCGCACCATGCTCGACATCGGCCCGAGCGCCGGGCGTCGCGGAAAATAATTGTAGCGTTCTTCGCTACGCGGGATTGACGGGACGTAGCGCCTATCGCTACAACGGTTTCATCGCAGCGACGCGATGGAGCCGCCCCGATGACCCGCCGCCAGATCAGCAACCTCACCTTCCGGTCGGCGCTCCAGGCTGATCGCATCAGCGGCGACGCTCGCAAGGTCGCCATCGCGGCGTTCAACGCCAAGAAGCTCGCCGAGGCTCAGGCCCGCGATGCTGCCCGCGCCGCTCTGACGGCCGCCAAGGCTTCTCCCCTCTTCGTCTCTGGCTCGTTCGACCGCGCCGCAGTGATGCGGCTTGCCCACGCTCGCGCCAAGCAGTCCCGCGCCGCCGGCAATACGGCTCGTTGGGCCGACCTGATCCGCTCCAGCCTGCTCAATGCCTGGAGCGAAGCCCGCGCTCAGCGCCGCTCGGCCGCGCACTGATCCCCTTCCCCTCCCCGCCTACCGAACCGGAGCAGCCGCCGTGCTTCACCCTTCTGCGCCTCCCGAGCCGCCTGCTCTGACTGAGCGCGCCAACGCCGCCTTCTTCCTCTCGCTGATCCCGGCCTGCGCCGTGGTCGTGATCGTCTGCCTCTTTCATCTCGGAGTTCTCTAATGGCTGGTCAGCATACCCCTGGCCCGTGGGCGTTTGAGGATCCGCTAGGACCGGAAATCTTGTCGATCGTCGTCGGCAAGGAGCCGTACGACTGGCGGCACGTCGCCCAGATCTCGGCGGATGGGGACGAGATCCCGAAGGCGCAGGCCAAACGCAATGCTCGTCTGATTGCTGCCGCCCCGGATCTGCTGGAGGCGCTGCGGGCTGTGGTCCGCGTCGCCGATCGGAAGACTGCGGAATTTGATTTGGCCCGAGCGGCCATCGCCAAAGCTCTCGGCGAGGAGGCTTGATCCATGGCCTCCGCCGACATCCTCCGCGCCGCGCGCGCTCGGATTGAAGATCCGAAGAATTGGCTCCGTGGCGGTCTGGCTGCTGACGCTACCGGTTGGGCAGTCCAGCCCTGGTGGGGAGACGCCGTGTGCTGGTGCGCTGTCGGCGCCGTCCGGGCAGATCGGGCACAGTATGACGCCAATGACCTTGAACAGGCCGAAGCAACGCTGCGGTCGGCCTCATACGAACTGTTCAGTCGTCCGGCACCGGATACGAACGACGATCTCGGCCACGCCGCCGTCATGCAGATGTACGACGCCGCCATTGCTGCCGCAGAGGCGGAGGCGGGACGATGACCGGCCTCGCTCTCAAGACCTCTGCGGTCGCGTTCTACGACTTCCGCACCGTCGTCGGTGAAATGGCTGACGACGCGGTTCGCCGGATCAATCAGCGCCTCGTTTGCGGCGCCAGTTGGTCGAGAGACGGCGGCACTGCCGAGATCACGGTTTCCGAGGCGGACGCCCGGCAACTGCTCGACACCATCCCAGCTCGGCCTGAAACACGCGAGGTTCTGGCCGAGATCGCCAAGAAGCTGGCGTCGCCCAAACCGACCGTTCGCTTCATCGTCCGCCAGCGCACCGCCCTGTCTTTCAACGTGGTGCGCGAGATGACCGGCCTCGATGTGGTGCCGGTCGAGGAAGAGGCCACGTTCGGCCCCTTCGAAGGCGAGGACGCGGCCAACGAGTTCGCGGACAACGCTGCGGCTCGGTTCAGCCAGCGCTACCCGACCTTCAAGGTCGAAATCGTCCGGTATCCGAAACTCGGTCGCCGGCCGGGGCAAGCCTACGCCGAGCATCCAGGCCGAGCCGCGAACGATGAGCAGCGCCTGACGCCCGCCGACTGCCTTGAGCCCCGCCTGCCTGCTGTCGGGAGCTTCTGGTGACGATCGCCTCGCTCTCCCTCGCCAGCATCCTTGGCATCATCGCCATTCGTCATCTCAGCGAATGGCTCTCCCGCCGCGACAACGAGCGCGACGGCATCCCTCCCTCGTTCATCACCTACGGAGACGAGCCGTGAGCACCTACGACGGTTCACCCGTGTTCGACCGCTCGCTCCGAGCCGCGCACGACACGGAAGTCCTGCTGAGCACCTTCGTCGGCTCGATGAAGCACGAGGCCCGGCACGCCGAGCCGTCTGCCGATCGCGCCGCAGAGCTTGAGCACGTCGCGACCCTGCTTCGCGCCCATGCCGTGACGCTGACGACGCTCGCGGCCCGGCTTTCCCCCACCGTTGAGACGAGGAGCGCCGCTTGATGGGCGAGATCGCACGCACCCACGACGATGCGCCGTCCGTCCCGGCCCAGGCCGGTGAGACGACCGCCATCATCAGCATGATCGAGCGGGCGGTGCGCGACCCGTCCGTGGACATTGATAAGCTTGAGCGGCTGATGTCCATGCAGGAGCGCGTGGCTCTGCGCAGCGCCGAGATGGCCTTTAACGCGGCGATGCAGGCCGCGCAGGCCGAGATGCCTCAGGTCTACCGCGATGCCAAGAACGAGCAGACCCGCTCGCGCTACGCCCGGCTTGAGAGCATCAGCGCCGCCATCCGCCCTGTCATCACGCAGCACGGCTTCTCGCTCTCCTACGGCACGGATACCTCGCCGCTGAAGGACCACTACCGCGTCACGTGCGTGGTGGCTCACGCGGCCGGCTTCTCGCGCACCTACTTCGCCGACATCCCGACCGATGCCAACGGGATGAAGGGCAACCAGAACAAGACGGCGACGCACGCCTTCGGCTCCACGATGAGCTACGGCCGCCGCTACCTGCTGCTGATGGTCTTCGACATCGCTCTCACGAACGATGACGACGATGGCCAATCGGCTGGCGGCTACAACGCGCGCCGCCAGCCTATGACCGGCGGCGACGTCATCACCGACGAGCAGGCTTCGCAGATCCGCGCCCTAGCCACGGAAGTCGGCGCCGACATCGGCCGCTTCCTGAACTACTTCAAGGCCGAGAGCATCCCCGACATCCCGGCCGCTCGCTACGCCGAAGCCGTCCGCCTCCTCGAAGCCAAGAGGGGGCGCCAGTGACCGACCTCGACCTGGTCCAGGGCAGCGATGCGTGGCTTGAGGCCCGCGTCGGCAGCCTAGGCGCCTCGCGCATCGCCGAGGCTGTCGCCCGCACGAAGACCGGTTGGGGCGCCTCCCGTGCCAACCTGATGGCCGAGATGGTTGCTGAGCGGCTGACCGGCACGCCGGCCGATCGCTTCACCAATGCCGCCATGCAGTGGGGCACGGAGAAGGAGCCGGAGGCCCGCGCCGCCTATGAGTTCCTGACCGACGTGGACGTGGCTCTCGTCGGCATCGTGCGACATCCGACGATCGCCGGCACGCACGCCAGCCCTGACGGCTTGGTCGGGGATGACGGGTTGGTCGAGATCAAGGCCCCCAACAGCGCAACGCACATCGACACGTTGCTCGGGCAAAAGGTGCCTGAGAAGTACGTCCTGCAAATGAACTGGCAGATGGCCTGCACGGGCCGCCGCTGGTGCGACTTCGCCTCCTACGATCCGCGACTGCCCGAGGCAATGCGTCTGTTCGTGAAGAGGGTCGAGCGCGACGACGCTCTGATTGCGACGCTTGAGAAGGACATCGCCGCCTTCCTCGCCGAGCTTGAGGAGAAGGTCGCCAGCCTGCGGGCGCTCTACGGCGGCGAGGAGCGCGCGGCAGCATGACCGCACTCCCCTGCCACGATCTCCGCTCTGACGTCCACGAGGTGCTGGACGACATCTGGCTCAACGCTGTCGAGACCGGCGGCTATCGCGGAAGCCAACTCACTTGGCTGCGCGGTCACAGCGGCGGCGCCCGCAAGAGCGCCCGGCAGCGGGTCTACGCTTGGCTCGCCGAGCAGATGTGGCTCCTCCCCGATGAGTGCCACGTCCGCTGCTTCACCTTCGACCAATGCATGGAGGCGATCTGCCTCCTCCACGGAACGACCTACGCCGAGATCCGGGCGTGGGCACGTCAGCGGGAGAACGCCCGCGCCTTCCATGACCGATACGAGCGGAGGCTTGCGGCATGACCGACCTCTTCGACCACATCCCCACCCGCGACCCTGAGACGATCCCCTTCGTCCGCGGCTCGGAAACCTCCAAGCAGGCGGCCGAGAGCATCCGTCACATCCTCCCGCATCTGGAGCGGGTGGTGTTCGACGCGATCAAGTCGCGCGGCCAGCACGGGGCAACCTGTGAGGAATGCGAGACGGCGACGGGCCTGCCGCATCAGACAGCGAGCGCCCGAATTCGTGGCCTCGCGATCAAGGGCGCCATCGCTCTGAGCGGCGCTAAGCGGCGCACGCGGTCGGGGCGGCATGCCGGAGTTTATACGGCCCGTTGGGAGCGCGCGGAATGAGCGCCCGTCACGTCCTCACGCTCGCCAATGAGACCGTTCGTGCCCGCGCTATCCGCTGGATACAGGGCCTGCCGGTCGGCACCAAAGTCGAGTTTAAGCCGCCGTCGCGCTCGCTCGATCAGAACGCCAAGCTCTGGGCCTGTCTGACGGACGTATCCCGTCAGGTCGAATGGTACGGCCAGCAACTCACGCCCGAAGAATGGAAGGACGTGTTCACCGCGTCTCTCCGCAAGGCGAAGGTCGTCCCCGGCTTGGATGCCGGCTCCTTCGTGGTGCTCGGTCTCCGCACGTCGAAGCTGACGAAAGCCGAGTTCTCGGACCTGATTGAACTCATAGCGTGCTTCGGCGCCGAGCGTGGCGTCGTCTTCTCTTCTGACCAGTTGGAGGACGCGGCATGAACTTCAAACATGGGGGACGCCGCACGTCGGAATACGGCATCTGGCTCGGCATCAAATCGCGGTGCCTGCTGAAGACGAATAAAGCGTACGGAAATTACGGCGGTCGAGGCATCTCCATCTGCGATCGGTGGATGGATTTCGCCAGCTTCCTAGAAGACATGGGACCGCGCCCGTCCAAGGGGCACTCGGTCGAGCGCCGGGACAACAACGGCGGATACAACCCCGCCAACTGCTTCTGGGCAACGCGGACAGAGCAGAACAGAAACAAGAAGGACAACGCTCTCCTTACCGTCGATGGCGAAACCCTCCCCGTCAGCGCATGGGCCGAGAGGTGCGGACTGAAGTACGGGACGCTGCACCAGCGCCTGCGCCAGGGCTGGACGCCTGAGCAAGCCGTCAAGACGCCGAAAGTGACTGCGCGGAAGGGCGTAAAGCGCGGCCTCAGCTTTCGTACGGCCGGCGCCGAGCATGGCGTCGTTTGGAGCGAGCCGGCCGTTCGCAATGAGCGGGAGGCCGCGTGATGGGTGAAGTCTTCCAGCGCCCCCGCGTCGAGCCAGAAGAGCGGCAGGCTTTCACGACCACATTCGAGCGCGACGTGCTCCGCCGCTTCGTCGTCTGTGCTCAGTGCGGCGAGCGGATGCGCAAGCGGTCTGAGTACCAGCTTGACCACGAGATTCCACGTGAAATCGGCGGCAAGCATGCCGTCGAGAACGTCCGGCCTCTCTGCATCGAGTGCCACAAAGCCAAAACCGCCTTGGACGCCAAGGTGATCGCCAAGGCCAAGCGCCTTGCTGGCGAAACCTGCACTGGCCCGAGCCGCCGTCCGATGAAGTCGGGCCGCCCCCTCCCCGGCACCAAAGCCTCCGGTCTCAAGCGCCGCATGAACGGCACCGTTGAGCGCCGCAACCCGCACGGAGAAGCCTGATGAACGTCGATTACGTTCCTGTCGCTAATCTGACGACCGCCGCCGAGATGATCGCTCGGCAGAAGGAAATCCGGCGTCGGCAGGAGGAGGCAAGCCGCAAGCTTAAGGCGCTTCAGCCGAAGCCCGTTCTGGTCGAGGCGGAGCAGGAGCCGGCAGAAACAGCGCCGCCGCCGGCTGCCCTTCCGCAGGGATCGTCTGACCTGCGCGACGCGCTCGCACGCCTGCCGAGATCAATCATTCGCCGGGTGGCTGCTCAGCACGGAGTGACCTTTGACGACATCGTGGGCGAGGATCGCTCCGTTCAGTTCGTCACGGCTCGGCATGCCGCAATTCGAGCCGTGAGAGAGGCGCATCCGACCTTCAGCATCAAGCGGCTTGGACGCATCTTCGGCGGGCGCGATCCGTCTTCGATCCGCAATGCGCTCGGACTGAACCCGAGGCCACGAAGCGCCAATCGGCAAAAGTCCGGAGTGGTTTGCGCCGAAGCGCCTGCGCCAATGCAAATCATTGAGGACACGTCTCGGAAGTACAGCGTGTCCCCGCATGATGTCATCGGTCGGTGCTACGTTGAAGCAGTTAGTCTCGCTCGCCACGAAGCTGTTGCGAACATTCGCGCGGCTCATCCCGAGATGACTGCGCGTCAGATCGGGAATCTTTTCGACGGCCGATCTGACAACTTCGTCGCCCATTGTCTCGCCTACATGAGAAGGGCCGCCTAATGACCCTCACCTCCGAGACACGAGCGCCTGTGAGGGCGAGACCTGTCCGCCTTCAACTGAGCCGGAAGAAGGGGTTTGACCTTCAGGCGCATAGCCGGGCGGTGAACGGGCTGCCGGCGGTCAACGTCGCGCGGCCGAGCCGGTGGGGCAATCCTTACAAGGAGGGCGTTACGCCGGGGAACTATGCCTCGTGGTTCCGCGCCGACGTCGCGCGGGAGATGGCTTCCCCTCAACCGACCGAGGACCATCCGTGGAGCCGGCACCTTCACGCCATCGGCCGTGATGTGCGGCAACTCGCGGGCCGCAACCTCGCATGCTGGTGCGCCCTCGATGCGCCCTGCCATGCCGACGTGCTGCTCGAACTCGCCAACGGGCCGAGCTGCGAAGCCCTCCCCGCCAACGAAAGCCAGAACGAGGGGGCTGCGGACAGCGGCTCCGTGAAGGAGCGCGCGTGATGGCCGAGACCACCAACATCGAGTGGGCGGACCGGACGTGGTCGCCCTGGATCGGCTGCACCAAGATCAGCCCGGCGTGCGACGGCTGTTATGCCGAGCACCTGATGGATACCCGCATGGGCCGGGTCGAGTGGGGTCCGCACGGCGAGCGCTCGCGGACCAGCGCCGGCTATTGGCGGAAGCCGCTGGCATGGGACCGCGAGGCGAAAGCTGCCGGCAAGACGATCACTGTCTTCCCGAGCCTGTGCGACCCCTTCGACAACCGGGCCGACCCGGCTGTGCGCCGCGATTGGTTCGACCTGATCCGGGCGACGCCGAACCTGCTCTGGCTGCTGCTGACGAAGCGCCCGCAGAACGCGGTCGAGATGTCGGAAGCGGCCGGCGGGCTGCCGGGCAACGTCGCCCTCGGCGCCACGTGCGAGGATCAAAAGCGGACCAATAAGAACGTCCCGGCCCTTCTCGTGGCGAAGCACACCCTCGGCGCCAAGATCGCGTTCCTATCCTGCGAACCTCTCCTCGGCCCGATCGATCTGACCTCCATCTCGACCATGTGGTTTCGCGGCGCGGAGGTGCTGAACGGACTGACGGGTGAGCTTTCCGGCATGTTCGGTGATCCGTGCGGGACACGGTTGCCCGGATTGGACTGGATCATCACGGGCGGAGAGACCGACCAGGGCCAACATCGGGCCCGGCCGACGAACCCGCAGTGGTTCCGAGATATCCGCGACCAGTGCTCCGCGGCTGGGGTGCCGTACCTCCACAAGCAGAACGGTGAGTGGGCCTCCGTCAGCGAGGTCGAGGGACCGGGCGAGATCTACACCTTCCCCGATGGCCGCAATGTCCGTCGCGTCGGCAAGCGCAAGGCTGGCCGCACACTCGACGGCACAACGCACGACGGTTTCCCGACCCCTGGCGGTCTCGCTGAAGGGGGGCGGTGAGATGGCCGTGAAGCGCCCTGATCTGTTCGACGTGCTGGAAGTGGTTCGGGAGAAGCCCGGCTGCCAGAGCTACGTTTATCGCAACATGCTCGTGATGAAGGGGCACAGCGACTTCACGACAGCGCTCGTGCTGGCCCGCCTGCGGATGCTTGAACACCTCGGCAAGGTCCGTCTCGCCGGCAACAGCCGCTTCCCGCCCTACGCCTGGGACACCACCGCGGACACGAGCGCTCCGCCGACGTGGGTCACCATGCCCGTGGCCCGGAAGCCCGTCACGCCAAAATCCCGCACCCTCACCCCCGGAGCCTAACCCCATGTCTATCCCAGCACAGGGCGCGGTAGGCGCTGAGACGATGACGATCGATCACGAGTTCAAGTCGCACCCAGATGTGTTCTGGCCTGCGGCTCGGGGCGAGAAGACCTTTGAGTATCGCCGCGACGACCGAGGCGGCTACGAGGTCGGGCAGACGGTCCGCCTGCGCTGCTACGACCCAGATCACGGATACCACGGCAACCCGCCGCTCGACCGCCGCATCACCAACATCCTTCGCGGCGGCGAGTTCGAGCTTCCGATGGGCTACTGCATCCTGTCGCTGGCGCCTCTCGCCTCACCCCGTGCGGACAGTGACGAGCGGACGGCGGGGGGCTGGCGCAAGGTCATGCGCGACCTGATCGCTGAGCACGACAAGCACGCATGCCTTCACGAGGAGACGCACCGCGGCGGCGCAATCTGGACGATCTGCGATCACTGCGGGCGGAAATGGGCCGACGACGAAGGCGGCTTTCAGCCATACGAGGAGCCGGCAGCCGTGACTGCGGCTTGGGCTCTCCTGAAGTGCGAGGACGCCACCCCCGCCCAGCCGGCAGGGGCCGTGCCGGATGGCCTGCGGGCGCTGAGCGAAGCGGCGTCAAAGGGACGGTTCAAGGTCGTTAGGGGCCTCCACGACTACGCCGTGGTTCCCGAAGCAAGGGAACAGAAAGGGCCGCTCAACTCAGCGGACGCCGACTTCGCGGCAGCCTCGGCGAACCATATCCGAGACATTCTCGCCTCCCATCCGGCCGGGCAGAGCGCCGGGTCGGGGGCGGAGACCGATGCGCTCGTTGATCGGTTTTCGGCGGCCCTGAAGGTGAAACTGCGCGCGGCCGAGGCTAAGTATGGCTGGAAGAACGGGTGGCTCAAGAGTAACTGGCAGGTGGAGTGCCAGAACGGTCTCCTACGCCACGTCGGCAAGGGCGACCCGCTCGACGTGGCAGCCTACGCAGCGTTTTGCTGGCATCACGGATGGCCATCTGCATCAAGGCGATCAACTGACTTCGTTACTGGCGCCGTTATACCGACAGCAGGTGCCATTGCGGCGTACGAAACGCGCTACCCAGAAGGCTCGCTTTCGGAAACCAGCGACAACGCCATTGAGGCTTGGAACCGGGTCGCAGCCGCTGTCTGCCTCGCCGAGAAGCCCGCTCCCGACAGCACCCGCACGGATCAGGTTGGGGTAGCTGTTGAACAAGCCGTCGCGAAGGCGGCAGAGCGGGCCGTGGAGCAGCTTGAGAACGCTGCCTCTGGCGGCCTCTTCCATTGCGAGGCTGACCGAGAGGAAGCCGTCGAGATCGTCACAGAAGCGATCTGGACCTCGCCCCTCGCCGCCCGCCCGGCAGCCCCGGAAGCGCAAGGGGCGGACGATCTGGCCGAGCGTCTGCGCCGCGAGATCGGCGAGATCCGCACCATGGCGGCCGATCCGGAGAACAAGGCGGCGTTCTGCGAACTGACGGTCGTTGCCGACAATCTCGAAGCGCTTCTGCCCGCTCCCCCGTCCTCCGGTCAGGGAGGGCGCTGATATGGCCGGCGGTGGCAAGCTGATCGAAATCCTCCCGATGCGTCTTGAGGGCGGCAAGGACGTGTTGCGCCTCTGGGTCATCTCGACCAACGCGGGCGGCCCTGGCGTCCACGACGAGACGTGTGTCTATGCCGAGCCGCAGGACAGTCTGCCGGCCCTCGGCGACACGATCTGGTGGGGCGGCGGTCGCTGGATCATGTTCGACAACGACCGTCAGCAGATGACGAAGGTCGGCTACTCGTTCGCAGCACCGGGGAGACGCCAATGACGCCCGCCGCCACCCCCGAGGCGCTGGCTGAGGCGCTGGCCGAGTTCCAGCGCCGAAACGGCTACCACAGACCCGAGATCGAAGAGCTTCTGGTGGAGTTCGGCGAGCTTGTCCTTGCCACCGCCACCGCCGAAGCAGCCGGCCTCCGGGCCGAGGTGGAGGCGAAGGACAGGGCGCTTGCGAGCCTCGCCGACAACGAGACGCTGTTGCTGCGCGCCGCCAACCTGATCGACTGCGGCACGGCCAAGCACTGCGAATATTTCTTCCACAGCAAGCGGGTGTCGGGCCGGCATGTGCCGGCGCAGTGCGCCCGCGAGACCGAAGAAGGGCGCGGCTGCCTCGCCGACGATGCCACCAGCTTGCGCATCCTGTCCGGCAAGCTCCGAGAGGCCACCGCGCTCGCCCGCGCGGCCACGGCAAGGGAGGGGTAGAGCCATGGCTACCGCAACCGCTCTGCTCGCAGCCATCGGCTTGGCGACGCTCGCCTACGTGTTTCTGACGCTATCCAGATGGCGATCTGACGCCAGCACGCCCGGATCGGTCATCGTGGTCGCTGGGCTGACGATGTGCCTGCTGGCGCTGCTCCTCTCAATCGTCTCCGGCGTCCTCGCCTGGGCTCCGTCACAAGCCTCCACCCCTGCGCTCAATTGTGAGGAGGCCGACCGTGGCTGATCTGGAAACGATGAAGGGGCTGATGCTCCGCGCGCAGGAGGCTAAGGAGGCCGACCGCGCCTTGGATGAGGCGATCATGGCCGCGTTCTACGTCCGCGACCGACGGTACATCGGCGCTCACGACTACTACACGGACGAGCGGCTGGACGACGACGTGTGGATTGATCCCCGCACCGACAAGTTCGTCACCAACCAAGCCTGCCGGTTCACGTCGGAAGCCGAGGCCGTCAAGCGACTGATCGGGTTCCTGCCGGGCGGCTACCAGATCAGCACCATGACGCCAGATCCGACGCGGGGAGGGCTGGCGGGCCGGGCGTGGGCGAAGATCAACCCGTGGGTCGGGAATGATGCCGGCTGGCGCGTCGGCTCACGCGATTGCTCTGCGCCTACCGTGGCGCTCGCTCTGACGACCGCAGCACTGATGCTCCACGTCGCCGCCCTCATCGCTCAGGCCGAACAGGAGGCTCGCTCCCATGGCGCCTGACAAGAGCCTCGCCGCCGAGATCGAGGCGGGATTGAGCAGCGACGCACGCCAAGTCGCCGCCGCATGGTTCGGCGGCATGAAGATCGGCGGCACGAGCCACCTCCGCTTCGCCATGGTGGAGCACCGCCCCTCGCCGCGGGCGCAGGCCGGTTTGGACGAACTGGTGTCGGCCGGGATCATCTCGCGAGAGAACGAGCAGTCAGGTGCCGTCACCTATCGTCCGCTCGTCTGCTGCCGGCATCATCTCGCCTGGGCGTTCGAGCAGCAGGATAGCATCGACAGCTTCCGGCTCGTGGACCGGATCGAGCCCGGCAAGCGCCCGAAGAAGCGGGCTGGGACGATCACGCTCGCCGTCCTCGCCGAACAGGAGAAGTGCGATGCGTAGGCTGACGGACGCGCAGCAGTGGGCGTTGCTGGCTATCGCAGAGGGCCACGGGTCAAGCCCGGCCGCTCTCGGCCAGAGAATGATGAAACGGCCGGGCGTCGAAGAGCGGCGCAAGGGCGGCAACCGTAACAGCCCCCAAGGGCTCGGCCGCATTGGCGGGACGATGATGACCCGCTTGCGGCAGGGTGGGCTTGTGGCTCTCTCCAGCGGCGTCGGCCGCAATTGGCATGCGACCCGCGCGACGCTCACCCCGAAGGGCCGCGCCGCCCTTGCCCCCAACACGACAGGGAGAACGGATCGTGCCTAGGGAGAGGGGTGGATCTATGCCGAACTGGCCCCGGCTGATGAAGCCGACCCTTGCCGCAAGCTATTGCAGCATGTCGGTCGGCGCCTTCAAATCGCGTTGCCCGGTCGCTCCCGTGGACTTCGGCGACAAGCGCTTGGAGGTCTACGACATCCGCGATCTGGACGAGTGGATCGAGACCCGCAAGAAATCGGCTGGCGGCCTAACCAGCGTCACCGACGCCCTTGCGGAGTTCAAGCGTGCGAACCGTCGCTCCCGTGAAGCATCTTAAACGTTACCGCGACAGGCACGGCAAGCTGCGGCTGTACCATCGGCCGAGCGGCACGCCCATCGCCTCGGTCTACGGCACGCCCGAGTTCTTCCAAGAGCTTGAGCGCCTGAACGCGAAGACGGCTCGGCAGGCGGCCAAGCCCAAAGGCACGTTGCTGATGGTGTGGGAGGCGTACAAGAAGCCGGCCTTCCTCACGCTCGCTCCTGCGACGCAGAAGGGCTACGAAAAGTATTTCAAGCTCCTGGCGCCCTTTCACAACACGCCCGTTCGCGAGATCACGTCAGCGACCGTCTCCGAGATCCGAGACCACCTCTTCGTCACGAAGGGGCGGCGCACAGCCAACTACGTGATGGCGGTGCTGTCCGTCGTCTTCGCCTTCGCCGTCGAGAAGCGCTACGCGCACACGAACCCGGTGAAGGAGGTCAAGCGCGTCCGCAAGCCGAAGAAGGCTCCGCGCGCCAATCGTCCTTGGACAGCCGGCGAGTGCCGCGCTGTGATTGATCGTGCGCCGCCGCATCTGCGCTTGCCGCTGGCGATGTGCATGTTCACCGGCATGCGGAAGCGCGACGCCCTCACGCTGACAGCCGCCGCAATCGACAAGGCGGGGCGGCTGACGTTCGAGACATCGAAGACGGACGAGATGGTGTCGGTGATGCCGCATCCGCTCCTCAAGGAAGCGCTGGCTCGCCGCCCGCACCCGAACGCCAAGACGCTCGCCGTAACCATGGAAGGCCAGCCGTGGACCAGCTCGGGCTTCGACACGGTATGGAGCCGCTTTAAGGCTGGCCTGGAGAAAGAAGGGCTCGTTGAAAAGGGTCTGACGATCCACGGGTTGCGGCACACGGTGGGCGGACTGTTGGCAGACGCTGGCTGCGACCCTGACACGATCCGGCGGGTGCTCGGGCAGAAGACCCTTCACATGGCCCTGCTGTACTCGGAGCGGGCTAAGCGGGCGCGCGACACCCATGCCGCGATGGCCGATTTCGACCCCTTCAGGTTAGACAATTTTGGAGAAATCGAAATGCCGACAATCGACGGTTAGACACTTCCAAAGCGTGCTAAGTCGTTGTAGTATCTGATTTGGGTAGGCGACTGTTAATCGCTTTGTCGCAGGTTCGAGTCCTGCTCGGGGAGCCAATTCTTTCAAGCACTTAGCTAGAACTCGACGAGAGCGTGTTACCGCGCCTGTTACCGTCGTTGTTCTCGGGGTGTTTTCAGCCTGCGGGCTTCGTCTTCCGCCGCGCCGTTCGTAGCTCGGCCACGCGGCCCGACTGAACTACCGATCCGCGATTATAAAGCATCGTCGTCGACATCTGCGTGTGCGTCGCGGTGCGCATCACGTCGGCCGGCGCTGCGCCCGCTTCGAACGCCTCGCTGACCGCCCCTGCCCTGCTGTCCATGTTCCAGATGCCGTCGGGCCAACCGGAGGCTCGGGCGATCTCGCGGAACGTCCGGCTGAAATGCGAGCGCCTCCAGGGCAGTCCGGATCGTTCATCGATGACCAGGGGCCCGACGCCGCGGGGCGGCAGTTCCGCGAGCAGTTCGGGGTAGTGGCTGAGATCGTGCTCGGCGACCTCGTTGCCGTTCGACTTCGACGTCGGCTTGCGCAGGATCGTCCCGTCAATGTGGTTCCAGACGAGCCCCCAATCCCAGACCCATGCGCCGTCCGTGATGGCCCCGGCGATTCGGGCTCGTGCGTCCGCATCAGGGCGGTCCCACTCTCCGATCACGTCCTTCTGTCGAAGCCCTAGCTCGAACTGGAGCGTCACCGCGAGCGCGATGCTCGGCCGGCCCGCTTCATGGGCGGCGGCACGAAGCGCGACGATCATCTCGTGGCTCGGGCGGAGCTTGCGGGCGCGCGGCTGCCGGAACGTCGTCTTCGACAGCACGGTCGCCAACTCGATCGCGTCTCGGTCCCGCAACTCGCAGCCGTAGTTCACGACCCGGCGGAGCGTCTGGATGCAGGCATAGGCGCCGCGCTCGCCGAGATCGTCCATCCAGGCGCGGTGCCAGCGCCGCACGTCGCGGCCGATGATGTCGGCCATGTGCTCGTCGCCGGCCGCCTCGACGAGGTGGCGGATGTATTTGCAGTAGAAGACGCGCGTGTCGCGACGGCGCTCATGGATCGGCGAATCGGGGTCTGTCTCGAAGGCACGGCAGATCCAGCCGATAGTGCCGAGAGCGAACGCGTTCCGGCCTGGCTCGCGGCCGGCGGCCCACTCCAACATCTCGGCCTGCAGGATCGCGCAACGCGACGCGATCTCCTGCGACGGCCAGTCTCCGAACAGGCGAACCGTCTTCGGCGTGAACCCCTTGGCCACGAGCTTCTCGTCGGCCACCCAATAAAGATCGACGCGCCCGTTGTGGCGCTTCATCCGCTTAAGACCGGGCGCGTGCAACTCGTGCTCCGCTGGCATGGCCACCTTCCTCCCTCCGGCCCTGCTGCCGGGTGGAGGCATGGTCGCCGGTATGGTGGTAGCGGTCCAGAAATTCCCGGACGGCCGGCCAGTACCGACCGCCCATCATCGGATCGATCTTCGGCAGGCCGCTGCGCTCGAGCACGGCGGCGAGCCCACCCCACGCCTTGGCGCGCTTTGGGCCGAGCACGACTCGCGCGAGTTCGGTCTCGTCGGGGTACAGGCAGGATGGCTCCTGGGCCGGAGCCGAGGTGCGGACGCTACCCACGGGGACCTCGTGCGGTGGTGCTGGTGGATGGGGTCAGGGCGAGCGCCGCGCGCAGCATCTCCGCCGACCGGCGGTAGCGCAGTTCGTGCTCGGGTGAGGCGGCCGTAAAGCTACGCGACGGGTCGAGGTTGTCCTCGTTGTCGCTGAGCTTCACGATCATCGCGAGCCGGTCGCCGCTGGCGATGATGCCGGCGACGCACTCGAGATACGGCTTGCCCAGCGGTCGGGTGAGCAGTTGGACAGCCTGCACGACAGCCGGATCGAAACCGGCGTCGAGAAGATCGTCGGCGGTGGTGTCGGTGTCCTCGATCGTGTCGTGCAGCCATCCGACCTGCTGACACCATTCGGCGTGCTGGATCGGCAGTCCCATCGCCTCGGCGTGCGCGCGGGCGCGAGCTGCGACCCGGCCGAGATGCCCGGAGTATGGCGCGCCGCCCTTGTCGATCTGCCCGGCGTGGGCGCGGCGAGCGAAGATCTCGGCGGCGAGCGTTGGCCAATCAGCCACGGGCGCCTCCATCCTGCTGCGATAGCGCGGCATCGGGCGCGCGCCGGATCCAGGGTTGCCGACGGTCCGGACCGGGGCGCATTTCGT